AATACTGGTACCAATACCAATACAAACACCAATACTGGTGAAAGTACTACAACCAATACTAATACTGGCAACAATACTAATACCAATACTAATACTGGTGATACTGCCACCACTAATACTAATACCGGCACTAACACCAATACTAATACCAATACTGGTGAAAGCACTACCACCAATACCAATACTGGTACCAATACCAATACAAACACCAATACTGGTGAAAGTACTACAACCAATACTAATACTGGCAACAATACTAATACCAATACTAATACTGGTGATACTGCCACCACTAATACTAATACCGGCACTAACACCAATACTAATACCAATACTGGTGAAAGCACTACCACCAATACCAATACTGGTACCAATACCAATACAAACACCAATACTGGTGAAAGTACTACAACCAATACTAATACTGGCAACAATACTAATACCAATACTAATACTGGTGATACTACCACCACCAATACTAATACTGGTAATAGCACTAATACAAACACCAATACTGGTGAAAGTACCACAACCAATACCAATACTGGTAACAACACTAATACCAATACTAATACCGGTGATACTACCACCACCAATACTAATACTGGTACCAATACCAATACCAACACAAACACTAATACCAATACTAATACCAATACTAATGAAGCGTTGATTGCTGCTATTACCGAGCAAAACAGAATTTTGAAAGAACAGGCGGACGCCTCTTCTGCTGCCGAAGAGGCGCGGAAAAAAGCCGTAGACGATGCTGCAAAGAAAGCAGCGCAAGACGCCGCAAACCAAAAGTTTCAATCTGCCGCTCAAAGTGTTGCGGCTGGGCCTTCCTATGCGCCCCCAGTCGCTCAGCCAGCGTCAACTCCATTGAGCCCGCTACTTACTGGTGGAGAAGCAAAATTTACAAGCCCGCTTGATCAATTTTTGAAACAAGTTGCCGCCAGTCAAGCTCCGGGGGCTCAACAACAAGGACAGCAAGGTATGCAGCAAACTCGAGTTCAAGCCCCCAAGCCTTCTAGTTACTTCAACTATGGGCAGTCAGAAAGCATTGAAGATGTTCTGGGCCTTACAAAGCCGGTCAACGACTCTATGTTTGACTTTGGGACTGTTGCCAGCTTTAAGCGTGGGGGCATGGCTACGCCTTTGATGGCTAGTGGCGGTATGCCAGCGCCCCTGATGGCCCAAGGCGGCACGCGTTATGGACAGAACGCCCATGGGGCACTAGACATCGTTGAGGCGGCCGGTAAGCACAGAGTGGACTACCGTAAGGGTGATGCCGTAACGGGCATCGGTGATGGCCAATCAGACGAGATCCCGGCGATGCTGGCAGACGGTGAGTTTGTGTTCCCTGCTGACGTAGTTGCCGCTCTCGGCAATGGTTCCACCAAAGCGGGCTCTGATAAACTGTACGAAATGATGCATAACATCAGAAAGCGTGCTAGGTCTACTGATGTTAAAGATTTGCCGCCGCCGGCCAAATCACCGCTTGATTACCTAAGCGGCAAATCAAATAAGCGCAGGAGATAAAGATGGGATTCTTTCAAGGCCAAGCGTTACCTAACGTAACAACAACCGTTGACAAAAATCTGTCAGCGCCGGGCTACTACACTGACTATCTGAACGCTTTGTCCAATGTTGGCCAAGGCGCTCTTACTAGGACGGCCGCCGAGGGTGTTGCTGGGTACGATCCTTTGCAAACTGCTGGCTACGGTCAGTATGAAGCTGCCGCTGGTGCTTATAAGCCGGGCCTAGATGCCGCCGGGAAGACCGCAGCAAAGGTTGCCGGTGGCATTGATACGTCGCGCATTTCTCAATTTATGGACCCGTACCAACAGAACGTGGTCAATGAGATGACGCGGTTGTCGCAGCAGAATCTGCAGCGCAACCTGTTGCCAACCGTAAAGGCTGGGTTTGTTGGATCCGGCGCATTAGGCAGCCAACGCTACGCTGGTGCCTTGGGTCAAACACTTGCTGATGTTCAATCAGACCTTACTGGCAAACAGTATGGCGCTTTATCATCTGGCTATCAGAATGCCCTCAAGGCAACGCTTGATGAGGCGCAGCTGCAAAACCAAGCCGCTCAAACACAAGCCAAGATTGCTGAACAACAGCAAACGCTTGGACTTGCCGGAGCCAAGGCTTTGACCGGTGCCGGGGCTGAACGACAGAAGTACCAGCAGAGCCTTCTGGATTATCCGTTGACCAATGCAACAAACGTATCTCAACTATTGCGCAACTATCAGATTCCCATTTCGTCAACTGAAAAAACTGTTGCCCCGGGCCAGCAAGGCCAATTTGGTCAATCAGCTTTTCAAAACATTGGTGGGATTTTGTCTGTCATTGGTGGCGTTGGAGGCGCACAAGGCGTTAAAAAGGGCCTTCAGAAAATTCTTGAAACCTTTGGCCTTGGGGATTACACATTGACAGCTGAAGAAATTGATGCACTCGCAAATTCAGTTGATTGGACAAATCTGGATAATCCAGATGGAACTCCACCGCCGGGGTAATTAAATAATGGCTGACAAATCTACAGTAGGCTATCTACCAGAAACTTCTCAAGAAGCCATTGAGGCCAATCGCGCATATCAAGAGGCATTGGCAAGGCTTAATCAGTCGTTGGATGTGCGCAAGAATAGGATTCTGGATCCCCGTTGGGCCGCAGCTGCCCAAGGGTTCTTTGCGCCTACTAGGACTGGTGGCTGGGGTGAGGTGCTTGGCAATGTGGTCGGCAACGTCAACAAAGCCGACGAGGCCATGGCCCTTGAAGAGCAGAACATTGCTAAGGGCAAGCTAGATATAGCAACGCAAGGTCTTGCGCTGCAGCGCCTTAAAGAGGCAGACAAGTCATATCAAAACGATATGGCTCCGCAGGGTGCTCTTTCCGCGGGATTTTTTAAAGCGCCAGACCGCGGCAGTCCTACTGGGCCTTTAATTGCCTATGGCTCCGCACCTTCGGGAGCCGCCCCAGAGGGCGGTGCATTGCCCAGCCCGGCCGCTCAAGGTGTCCCGCAAGGTGTTCAAATTGCGCCCCCTATGGAAGGGCTGCTGACTCGAGAGCAGTTCCTTGCCAAGCAGCGAAGGGAAAATGTTCCGTATGAAGAAGCTGTTCTAAAGTGGGAAGAGGTTCTTCGTAAGCGCCGCGACATTAAAGAATCTGGAATGTTTGACGCCAGCACTGGCAAGTTCTACGGCCGCCCGACCGGTACGCTAGAAAAACGTCAGGTGCCGTCTCGGGATGGCAAGCCTTCAACAATTGAAGTGCCAGAAGGGATTGCTTTGCAAATGGACGATGCCTTGTCTCGGAATGACATAGCGACGTACATGCGCCTTGCCAAGCCTTACATAAGCCCGGGTCTTCCCGCAGCCCCAACTCAAGGCACAACTACACCAGCGAATCCTCCAACCGGAGCTGCGCCTCAAGCGCCAACGGGCGGCCAGCCAAGGTTCCTGTCTGTTGAAGAACAAAAAAGGATGGAAGAGCAGGAAAAGTCTGATCGTGCAATTGAAGAAGCGCGGTTAAAAGCGTTAGCCCAAAAACGCTCCGAAACCAGCGCCGCTCGAGAGGCTGAGTTGCCTAAAATTCAACAATCGGCCCGTAGCATTTATAGCTCTGCGTCTCGTGTTGAAGACGCTGTCAAGAAGTCTGGGAACTACTTTGGCCTCTTTGAGCGCCCGGGGTTTGTCGCATCAATTGGCAGCATTCTTGATGACATTAAAAGAACGCCTCAGGCTACTGTTGAAAAGGGCACTTTTGAAAACGCCATGCGTAAAATTATGCCCGGCGTTCAACAAAAGGACTTGGACGCTGTCACTAACGCAGCGGCCGATCTTGCCGAAATTGAGCTTGCTTACACGCAACTATATTTAACAAAACAGGGTGCAATCACTGAGGGTGAACGTGCCATTGTCCGCAGATTAGGTGGCGGTGTTAGTAACAGCCCAAGCGTTTTGAAATCTCGTATGCAGCTTTTGAAAGAGCGTTCCCAGTACGACATTGACCGTGTTGATGCCTTCCACCAGTGGCAAGATCAAAACCCCAATGGCACGATTGATCAGTTTGAGCGTTCGACGGGCGCAAAGAATCTTGAAAGAGCGTTTGAAAAACGGCTTGCATCTATCTTTGGAACTGCGCCCGCTGTTCCTTCTCGTGAGCGCAAACCGTCTGATAGTGCGTCCCGTCGCCTTGATGAACTGCTAGGGAAATAATAATGCCTCTATCTTTCCAAAAAGACTTAGATGATGAACAAGTAGACTTTGCCATCAAAGTCGCCGAAAAGGCAAAACAGCTTGGCATTGACCCAAATCTGGCCGTATCTGTTGCCTATCAAGAGAGCCGACTTCGCCCAAATGTTGGAAGCAGCCCGAAGGGCGCACTTGGCATTATGCAAGTCATGCCGGGCACCGCCAAAGCGTATGGCGTAGACAAAAAAGAGTTGATTGACCCGGACACCAACATTGACGTTGGCGTTCGAGTTTTGAAAGACATGCTCGACAAATTCCCAGATGATCCGCGCTTGGCCGTGGTTGCTTACAACGCGGGCCCTGCGCACCCGTTCTTTGCCGGCGGCGAACTGCCCAAAGAGACGGAGAACTACTTACGGTCATTAAAAGAGTTCGGTGCATTTGAATCTCAGCCCCAAGTAGCTGAGGTCCAGACAGAGCCGCAAGCTCCCCAAGTTCAGCCCAGTCAAGAAGAAAGCCCAGAAGAGATTGAGCGGCGCTTGAAACAGAACATAGACGATCAAGACGTTCGTCAGGCGCAGATATATGGTGGCGGCGCCGGAGCTGCTTTGGGTCTTGCTCAAGGCGCCAGAGACATCGGTGGTAGCGTGGTTGAAAACCTAGCACGCAAAGCGGCAGAGGGTGCTGCAAGTGCTAGAAACATTGCTCCCGTCACTGGCGGAATGCCTCCGGCGGCAGGGACGCCTTTGGCTGGTGTAAGCCCCGCTGGCCCAGATATTAGTGGTGGGCAACCTGCCGGTGGATCTGGTACGGCCAACTGGGGTAAAAAATTTGGTCTTGGTGACATTGAGGCTGGTCGCGCCACCGCTATGGGCAATGCGCCGGGTAGTGCTGATGAGCTGATTAAGGCTCGTGCTGCCGCACTTGAGCGTCTGCAAGGTATGGCCCCCGCCGCTGGCATGGCTGAAGACCCGACTCGTGGTGGTTTGATGGTTCCTAAGCAGACCCCATACACTGGCCCCCGAGGCCCTCAAGGCCAGATTGGTGGTGCAAAACCCCCCCCGGTATCGCCAGTTACTCCCAAGCCCGCTGGTGCGCTTGAAGAGGTTACTTCGCTATTTCGTCGGTTTGCCAATACGCCGTTGATGCGTTACTTAAGTCCAGCTGCTGGTGGCGCTTTAGCCGCTGGTGATGTAACAAGAGTGGCTCAAGAGCTTCGCAAGCCCAACCCTGATGCTGGCGAGATTGCTTTGTCTGCAGTTGAAGGTCTGGGCGGGTTGGCTTCCATACATCCAGCTACCGCTGCAGTGGGCATCCCAGTAAGTGCAGCAGCCGCCGCCGCTCGTTTTGCACGCGATCGCGCTCGAGAGAATGAGCGGCTTGGCTATAAGCCTGACGTAATCCCGTCAAACCCCATGGGCGACTTTGGGTTCTGAAATACGCCTGTGATGTTCATCTGACACCATCGGAGTGCTCTTAACTGAGCTTCCTCCTTAGAAGTGATTAGCCCCTCGTGTGAGGGGCTTTTTTTACAGCTGCTCTTGCATCGCCTCCGCCACAACCTTGTTCAGGGTAGCAGCAAACTCAATGCATCGCTCTCGCTCGCGTTTGGCAGCTTCAACCTCGACGGCCCGGCCGTACTCGAGGATGTCCACCTCGTCGGCGAAGACGCCATTCTCAAAGTCTTTGCAGTCACACTGCAGGTAAAGCTTGCGGAAGTCTTCATTGGTTAGCATGGTTCTCTCCTTTTACACGTGATTGTTTCTGAGCTGCCAGTACTCGAGCAGGCAGCAGAACATCGCCCAGCCGCGCTTGATGTCCTCTTCTGGCCACTCATAGACGGACACCACCCCGGGGTTGTTGCGGGACACAAAGACGTTAGCGCAGCGTGCCTCGGGCATACCCAGACCTACCCGGTAGGCAGCCAGCTGCAGCATGTAGTCGTCGTACAAAGTTACGTCGTCGCCCTCTGCAAACTCTTTGGTCTTGATGTCCACCACCAGACCATCGCAGTGCAGGTCACACTTCCCGCCGTATCCTAGGTCGTGGGCAAACGATCGTTCGCAGATCCAGTCACGCTTACCAAAGAAGTCTTCCAAAGTCTTCTGGCAGCCAGTGACAAACTCCGAGAAGCCGAACGGATAGTGCTGGTCCTCGTAAGCCTTCTGGATTGCCTCGTGGATCTCAGTGCCACGATCGGCCGCTGCCTTACCCTGCTCCTTAGCGTCAAGAATGATGCGAGCGATGTACTGCTCCTCGGTCTCATCGTTGACCTTCGGCAGAGTCAGTGCAGCCATCAAGACCTGCTTCTGCAGCCACTGCGTAAGAGCGGGTTTGGCGGCCACATTGATGATGGTGGTCACCGAGGGTACAAGATTCAGTTTGCGTGCGTCACGGAGCGTTGTAGGGCGTTGCGTGCCCTTTGCTGACTCGACGGTATACATCGGCATACCATCGCGGGAATACCAATGCTCCGAAACCTTTGGCTCGGACACGACGATAGACATCAAGACTCCTTCACGAAGACGCCACCTTCAATCATTCGACCTTTGCGGTCCTTGATCTCATGCCAAGCGGCTTCGAGACACTTCGGCACGGTCAGGCCATAGAAGTGGCAGTAGATGATGAGACAGACAGCGATGTCGCCAACGGCATCTTCGATGTCGTCAAGCTTTCCTTTTGCTTCGCCGTCTGCAAGCTCCCCGGCCTCGCTGAACATCTTCAGCAGTTGAGCCCGAGGATTTGAGTGATGAACAATCCCGCGGTCCAACGCCCATTGAATGACATTGGACTGCAGGATTTCAAAGTTGACGGACATTAGCGAGCGCCGTTCAAAACCTGCATCGCCTGAATCGTGGATTCAAGTTTGCTGATTTTGCGGTCGCGTTGTGCCAGCTTGTGCTCATAGTGATGAGACAGGTCAGCCAGTTGACGCTGATACTCAATGTCGGTGGTCATGCAGCCGATGAGTTGCTGTGCCACCTCGTACTGCCGTTGCATGAAATCGCTTTGCATTTTTGCTCTCCCAATTAACTCGTGGACAACCCATCGGCTTTAGATCAAGCCGCCAATTCAATAGGCGGGACAACCTTGACCGAGGGTTTGCTCTTACTACCTTTCGGGCGACCGCGGCCGCGCACGACCTTGGTAACCACGGACTTCGCTACTGCGGGCTTTGCAACCTCGGACACCTTTTGGGCAACCTGTTGCAAATCGTTCGCGCTGAACTCAATCTCAACGCCGTTGTGCTTAATCTTCAAAATCATGCTTTTCTCCTCAGAAAGGTACGTCGTCTTCTTCAAACTCCACAGCCGGCGCTGCCGGTCGTGAATGCTGTTGAGCCACCGGGCGTGAATCCCTAACAGGGGCTGGTGCATAAGACATACGCGACCGCCACTCCGGTGACTTCTCAATTCTTGCTTTGAGGCCATCCGAAAAACTCTCAAAGATCTCCATGTCCGGGCTGTCAATCGAGAAGATGACCGGCTTGTTGTGACCAACAGGCAGACCAGCCTTTTTGATGTTTGCCGGTACAGGCATCACCGAATCAATGTTTGCGTAGGTGCGGCCATCGTTACCGGTGGTATGGATGACGGCCAACATCGCCCACTGATCGAGGATGTTGGAGAGCTGGAAACCTTCCAACTCTTTTGGCGTAAACTCTCGGCCCCGCCAAACCTGTAGATGTTTCCGCAGAGCGGCCATCTCGCCGAGGCTCAGGGTGTAGTTTTTGCCAATTATCATGGGGTCGCCGTTATCGGTGACCATCGGGTTGCCAAACTCGTCTTCGCCGTGCACCTCAAACTGAATGAGCACCTTGCGATTTTTTTTCTCTTCGCCTTTTGTGAGAAAAATCTGCGTTCCAAGATCAATGGCTCTGTAGCACCGCGCAAGATGTAAACCCGCCGGAACTAACTTAAATTTTTTGCCGCTATCTGTGCCTTTTGCAACGATCATGTCTTTCTCCCTAGTCCACACGCGTATCTCAAAATAGATATGTCTTCTTTAGTCGCCTCTTTGCGCTCAACACGCTGTAAAGCTTCTTCAAGCATCTGTTGCAGCTCAAGCTCTGCCTGATGGGCAGCCTCGTATGCGTCGTCAATGTCCATAATTTCTCCGTGTCGTTTGGTACGACAACACCACCATAACACATCATTTTCACACTTACAACATCTATGCCATAGTAGACATACGGTGTAACATGGAGTTCAAGGAGGCACCATGGAACCAACGAAGCTTGCGAAGTACTTCCTCACACAGCCACACGGCAGCAAGGCAAACATGGCCACTGCTCTTGGGATTACCCGGACGTGGCTGTCTCAAGTTATCTATGGTCGCGGCACGCCAAGCGCAGAGATGGCGGTGGCCATTGAGCGCCTGACCAACAGCGCCGTGACTCGTGCAGACTTGCGACCGGATTTATATCTATGAAGTGGTACAAGTTCTACGTCGCTGACTACATCCAAGACACCCATCACCTGCCAGACGCGGAAGATCTCGCGTATCGCAGGCTGTTAGATCTGTACTACCTGAGCGAGGCCCCGCTGATTGCAAACCCGGAGGCTCTGGCGAGGCACGTCAAGCTGGATCTGGATTGCGTGCAGCCGGTGCTCGAGGAGTTCTTTGAGCTGACCGCCGGGGGTTACGTGCATGCGGTCGCGGAGTCTCAAATCAAACGCCACCGCCACCAGTCCGAGATGAATCGGCGATCGGCCAAGAACCCAAGGAGGCGGGGATGCCTTGCCTAGGCTCTAACAAGTGCGAGTACGCGCCCAGCATGGTCACGCTGCAGGACGGCTGCAAGGTCTGTAGTAACTGCCACCTATGGGCGCTCGAGTGCGAAGCTAAACGCCTGCTGACCTATCCCATGCCGCAGCGCCGGGAGGGTTTGGCAGAGCGCGAGAAGATCCGCGGTAAGACCGCCAGCGAGATGCTGAAGGACTTCATGGCTCGCATTCATGAGGATCGCCGCAAGAAGGCTCAGAAGCTTTTCGGACAGAACGATGAGTAAGTTCTCTCGAGACAAAGGCAAGCGCGGTGAGCGTGCGGTCGCCAACATAATCTTCGAGCTGACCGGCTGGGATGCGCACAGACGCGTTAGGAACGACCACGGCGACACGGACTTGATTGGCGTGCCCGGCTGGGCCGTAGAGGTCAAGGACCACGCCAAAGCGACTATGGGCGATCTGAAGGGCTGGTGGGCACAAGCCTGCGACCAATCAAAGGGACTGATCCCGCTGCTGATCTACAAGCGCCAGAGGGGTGAGTGGAGGGCTGTATATCCATTGTGTGTACACGTACACACTCAGCGTGCAGATTGGTGGACTGACTTTGACTACACCGTCGAATGCAGTCTGGAGGCTTGGGCAACCGTCGCAAGAGAGGTCCGAGATGATCATCTGGTTCAACCTGCTGTTGTTGAGTAGCGGTCACTGGTCACTGATTGAAACGCTGGACACGCTAGAAGAGTGCCAGAGCGCACGAGCTGAGTATGAGCAGACTGCCCCCGGCAACTACTACTGTCTGCCGGTAAAGATGGAGAGCACATGAGAGACATAGATCCGAATCAGGCGATTGACTACATCATCAAGCACGCCGAGATGTTCGCTAAGGCTAAGGCCGAGCGCATTTACCTTGAGGAGTTCCGCAAGTCTAAGAAGGCCATCCTGATGAAGGAGTCTTTTGAGGAGACGGTCGGAGCCCAAGAGCGTGAGGCTTATGCCCACCCGGATTACAGAGAGTTGTTGAAGGGCCTCAGAGAGGCCATTGAAATCGAGGAGAAGCTGAGATGGGATCTCGTAGCGGCGCAAGCACGCGTAGATGTTTGGAGAAGTATCGAGGCGTCCAATCGCCGAGAAGCACGAGCACTGGGGTAAAGATTTGGCCAACGTCTGAGGACGGTCTGTGCCTGACGTATGAGAACCTGCTGGGGTTCTTGCGGACTGAGCCGAAGATTAAGAACGCCACAGTGAAGGGTATATGTGGTGAGTCGAAGATCAAGGTGGCCCCGCTGATTGCGTGGGTGGGCCGCGTAGAGAAGGTCTGGGCAGACATCGTCACCGGGTCTCTGTACGCACAAGATGGGCACTGCTTTTCATCCACCCGGCGCAAGATCATCAGCAAGCTATGAACAACAAGCTGAACGCGGCCGAGAGGCGTTACATGCAACGGATCAAGGAGATGCCCTGCGGAGTATGCGGGGCAGCTGGTCCTAGCGATGCGCACCACATAGAGCAGCACAAGCAGTACCTGTGCATCCCTCTATGCAAGGACTGCCATCAGGGGTCCCACAATGGGATCCATGGGCAGAAGCGCATCTGGTCGGTCATGAAGGCCACAGAGATGTCTGTGCTGAACGATACGATTGCCAAGGTGCTTGACACGCTCTCTCGGGTTGTATAACGTCCGACCTGTCTGGGGTGGCACCTAGACACCGAATCTCGGAAGACCCCGGTGTATTGATAGGGGCTTGTGTGGCTCTGCAACACGTTACCGAGATTCCGTGTCCAGAGTTGCCCAAGCCAAGGGCCAAGCCTCTATCAATGTATCGGGGTTTTGCTTTTGGAGGACCGCTAGGCTTGTCGGCGAGATACGGCAGGGGTCTAGGGATACGCGCACTGTGGGGTTAGGTCTGAGATGCGCGGGGGGTGGCGAAGCCAGAGCCCCTGATCGAACGTCTGGCGGGTGCTGTTGGCTCCGGCGTGGGTAGACAGTTGAAGGCACTTAGGGATTAGGCTAGGTGCGTTCCACCAGCATGGGTAGGTTACTAATAACTAATAAGGGGGTAATGATGAATAAGTTTACTGAGTACAGAGCAAGTGACTACCGGATTGCCCGGTCGATGAAGGAAGCTTATGGGTGGGATGCTCCTCTGTATGTGGAAGAGAGTGAGAACCCGATCTGGTCGAAGATCTGTCTGGCTGCTGTTGTTTCCATTCCTATCCTTTTTATGGTGATGAAATGAAAGTGACTGTGCTGAACCTTTGGGAAGATGTACCGCACGGTATGCGCAACCCTAAGTTCTGGTTGAACTTCGAGCGTACTGTGGGTTGGTGGTCCGTGACCGTGTGTGGTTGGTGCTTCATGTTGATGGCGTAACCGTTCCTCGAGTACCTGCCGCCCTTGTTGGGCGGTTTTCTTTTGTAACAAAAGATTCACTGTATTCTTTGGACAGTCTTACTTAGAGTTACACCTACGGCAGCGACGCCGGACATAACTTAAGGAGACTGACATGGACCGTACCCTCACCCAAGTTGACGAGCTGGGCGTTTTGCTGGCTCAGATTGCTGACCTGACCGCTCAGGCAGATGCAATCAAGGACCAGCTCAAGGATGTTGCTAGCGCCGGTGGCCCCACCGTGTTCGAGGGCAACCTCTTCAAGTCCACCTACGTTGAAGCCAACCGCTCTTCGGTTGATTGGAAGGCTCTTGCCTCCGAGTTCAACATCCCGGCTGATGCGATCGCTCGTTACACCAAGACGACCGCCGTGTTCAGCATCAAGACCACCAGCAAATAAATCGGAGAACCCCCTACCGGGGGTTTTATTTGGAGACTGACATGAAATTGCACTGCTACAAGAACGAAGAGGGTATGTGGGCTGCTCACATGAGGGATCCCGAGACCTATGAGCAGATTGGCCCCGAGGTTGTGACGGACGATCCTGAGATCTCTGTGTTCGAGCTGGGCTTTATATACGGGATGCAGCAACATGAGCTTGATCAATCGCCGTTCGTGATTACCATTTTGGGAGGCTGACATGGAACTCAACGGCCGCAAGATTAAGTGGAGCACCATCGAGCTGTCTGGCATCTACCACCCGCGTGGGATTGCAGATGCGTACATCTCATACGCCGAGTTTGAAGACGGAACGATGCTCAATGAGGATGACCTCGAGGCGCTGGCTAACACCAGTGATTACGACGATGTTGTCTATGAAATCCAACTCGACAAGCGGTGAGAGACATCATGACCTCTTTCCACGAAGCTCTGGTCAAGGCTCTCAAGAAGCTTGGCTGGAGCGACTCAAAGATTGACGACTACCTGAAGGGTTTGAAATGAAGTATCGAGATCACAAGGATGCCCGCACCGGCGCCAGCTTTAACGCCATGGATGAAGTCGATATGCGGCATCCAATGTGCCTAGCTGTGATGGCCTACGCCTACTGCATCGACGCCCCGGAGATGGTTCCGGCCGGGAGCACGGTGAAGCGTAACTACTACCGATCTGACGACACCTATGCGGAGCCGTCGATTGCAAGCCGTGGCGAACGTGTAACAAAAGATTCACTGTGCTGATTGTGTTGTCTAACTTAAAGTTACATCTACGGTACTTAACCGGATATGGAGAACGACATGACCACGCCCGCATGGAAGCGCCACCTTAGCCGCAACGTCAAGCAGATGCACCCGGATTACGCACAGCGGCTGTACGACAGCCTGTCCGCCGACCGCAGCATCTGCGGACCTAGCGCCCAATTTGTCCGAGAACACCTAACCGGCGGCTACTACAGCCAAGCCATCAGCATCGAGGTGTACCGTGCCCTGTACAAGCAGGCCCAGAAGGCCCTGAAGGTGTCAGCATGAGCCCGCGCACTGCACACGCCCATGACATCGTCACTGACACACTCTGGCGTGGTTTTGGCGTGGACGAGGAGTACTGGCATGCCCTGCAGACCATCATCGACGCGCCCGACTTTGGTGAGTGCGACGAAGAAGTGAAGCAGGCGGCCTACGCCGCAGTCCGCAACGAAGAACTCAACGCACCCGATAGCCTGCACGGCCCCTTCTGAGGAGAATGACATGCTTGCTTACTGTGACTACATCGCCCACCTCTGCCGCACCACGCTGCAGAACAACGACGCCCAGAACCTCATCTACGCCGCCGGTCCGGTGCGGCTGGATCTTGACGAGAGCGGAGCCTTCCGCAGCACCGCCAAGAAGTTTGAAGTGACCGACATCAATGGCAAGAAGTACACCGTTACCGTGGAGGAGCAATGACTCGAGAGGACATCATCCGAATGGCGGGGCACAGAGATGTACCGCCGTGGGTTATGAAGTTAGTTATGGATTGTGTGGAAGCGGAGCGTGAGGAATGCGCGAAGGCGTGGAGAACAACAATGAATCGAGATGACATCATCCGCATGGCTGTTGAGTGCCAGTTAGTAACTACAACAAACCGTGACGGTATTTATATGAAAGCACTTGAACGCTTTGCCGAGCTGGTCGCTGCTGCGGAGCGTGAAGCTTGCGCCGTAGCACTTGAGACTCAAGGCGGCACTTGGGATGGCGAAAATTTTGAGATTGCCGGAGCAATCAGAGCAAGGGGAGAGAAATGAGAAACATCGTCAGAACTATCTCGAAGCGCCAGCTGTATGAGATGCCCAGCGGCCGCAAGGCTTATGTCCTTCGTTGCAGCTACAAGAACCAAGAGGTGCTTATGACCTACCTTGGCTCTACTGAACTTGAGCGCCAAGAGGGCTCGATGTACATGTCACCCAAAAACGTACACCGCTGCTGCAAGTACATGGGCGAGGTGGAGTTCCGAGACGGAGATGTCCATGAAGCTGACGATTGAGGTTGGATGGGACGCGGTCCAAGAGCTGATGGTTGAGATGTTGGAACAGGACATCCGGTTCTCAGTAGATTCCGAGGATCCGGAAGACAAAGAGCTGCTGCCTCACCTGATTGCAGTTCTAAGCTTCTACACCGGAGGCACCGAGGAGTACATCAGGAAGGAGTTCAACTGTGAATGAGGAGACGCTGGTTGAGAAGATCTTGGGCTCGATCGCCATTTGCGCCATCATGGTGATGATCTGGTTCATATAACAAAATGCCGCCAAGTTGCTGGAATTGGTGACACCAATGCAACCAATTGAGTGCAACCAATCAGTCATACAGTGGCGTTACCATTTGATTGCGCAGCCGCGCTAACCAACAGGGGGTTCTTATGCTGTTCCACATTGTCAACATGGTGAAGTTTGAGTACTTCATCGACGCCGAAACCGCCGGCGATGCTCTTCAAGCTGCTGCTACCGAAGAGGCCGACGACAAGGACGAAAGCTGGGTTGTCTCGTCGCTTGAAGTTGAGATTGATGACGAAGACGAAGAAGACGAAGAGTGATGGACCGGGCGGCTAGACCGCCCGTTTCATATCATGCTGGGGTTGACGATGGTCCGGGCGTACTCGCCGTGATCCCAGTGGTAAGTGATGCATTGTGCGTCACGCTGGCTGCGATAGCCGGCATTGTGAGCCCAGAGATCCGAGGGCTGCAGAACCCGGTGGGTCTCGACCGAGACGCCGGGAAGATCCCTAAGCGACTTGTGGTGGACATGGCCCATGTGGGCGTATCTGTACTGGCACTGTCCCCACATAGCAGGCTGGTCGGCCGCCATGATGCCTAGCATCTGTTCCTGCCGGACCGTGTCGCCATGGGTAGCGGCCAGCATCACCTTGCCAAACTGCAGGTAGTAAAACTTGTTGGCCGAAGTCTCAATGTGAACCCTCGGCTCATTCTCATAGGCAACCTGCAGCCAGAGGGACAGATCTACCGCCGAGTAGTCGTCGTGGTTCCCAATGATGTTCCAGACGACAACCTTGTGATGCCGGCGCAGGCACATCTGGATCATGGAGCGCAGGATCCTAAATCCAACCCGGCGGACCTTCTGGTATCTGCCATCGACATCTAGATGGTGCCCGCTGCGCATGGTGCGGTTCTGGCCATCGTCTGCGTGGAAGTAGTCCCCAAGGTTTAGGATGAGAGCTGTGGTCGCGGCCGGCGATCGCTCGACCAGATCGTCGTGAGCTTTGGTGAACAGCTGCTCGGCGTTATGGAGATCATGGTCGTGCCCCGTTTCCTCCCACCATGACCTTTGGCCAATGTGCGGGTCACCGTACACAAAAGTGTTCAGTAGGCGTTCGTCTGGTTCTTGCGTTCCGGGGTTAGTTGGGGCTACTCGGACGATGTCGTCTTTGAAGGCGTCGAGGAAAGCTTCTTGAATGTCGCGGGCGTTGCGTTTGTCCTGTGTGGACTTGACCCACTGACCGGACGGGCGACCGTCTCGGTTATAATACGTACTCACGCCTTTGACGATGAAGCCATCAGGGACCATATGCACCATGTCATGCTCTGGGCTCATCCCCCGGCGGGCCGCACGAATCTTGAGCCGCTGAATACAACGCTCGACAGACCGTGTGGAGATCCCAAGAGCCTTAGCCGCCAAAACTTGGGTGCCGTGCTCTTCAATCGTATCTAAGATCTCATGATCTCGTACCGTAGCAAACTCTCTCAAGTGTTTCATAACGTCCTGTCCCTTAAAGGATTTCGACATAGTCGCGGACGGATGTTGCATTTTTCCTACTAATTTGACAAGGATTCCAAATGGACTATGACTGGTCGTATCACCTGATCCGCGCTGAACAGAACCTGCGTGACGCCTCAGAGAGCCTAAACCGCGGTGACTTTGAGAAGGCAGACGAGCAGCTCAGTGATTCCCTGCACCACGGCCGCATGGCCCGCGTTTGGATTGTTAAACACGTTGACGCCGATGTAACCGTGGGTTAAATTCTTAGTACGGTCTTGTAACCGTATGCGAGGATTTATGCGATATTTATCAATTTGCTCTGGCATTGAAGCCGCCTCTGTGGCTTGGCACCCGCTGGGCTGGACGCCAGTAGGTTTCGCCGAGATAGAGCCATTCCCAAGTGCTGTTCTGGCTCACCACTACCCCGGTGTGCCTAACTTGGGCGATATGACCAAATTCAAGGAGTGGAATGTTGAAGACGTTGACTTGCTCGTCGGCGGAACGCCCTGCCAAGCCTTCTCTGTTGCTGGACTTCGGGGAGGACTTTCAGATTCCAGAGGAAACCTCACCCTCACCTTTGTCGAAATGGCAGACTACTTTGACCCCAACTGGGTTGTCTGGGAAAACGTGCCGGGCGTCCTCTCGTCAAAAGACAACGCCTTTGGATGCTTTCTGGCAGGCCTTGTCGGAGCAAGTGAGCCCCTCGTTCCAGACGGACGATGGGACAACGCGGGTCTGGTCTCTGGCCCGAGACGCACGGTTGCATGGCGCGTTCTCGATGCTCAATTCTTCGGAGTGGCCCAACGACGCAGACGTGTCTTTGTGTGCGCTGTCCGAGGTTCTGGAAACTGGTCCGCTGCCAGAGCGCTTTTTTCTGTCGGCGAAAGCGTGTACTGGGATTCTGCGCCGCGCCGAGAAAAGAGGCAAAGCGTTGCCGGAACCATTGAGGCAAGCCTTGGCCGCAGTCGCGGAGCAGGAACACCACCCGCAGCCATAACCGCAGCGCGGATGGTCGCGTTCGGCGAGTACGTCGATGACGGCACGGCGAGTGCGATGAAGGCGCTGGACTGGAAAGACGCGACCGACTTAGTCACACACGCCTTCAAGGTTCGCCAAGGTTGCGAGGGTGGCGGCAAAGGTTATCTGGGTAGCGACGAGCTGGCGTCTACCCTCTCAACACATCAGGACCAGCATATCGCGCAGCCCATCACGTTTGGCGCACAGATGTCTACGCCGCAGACCGATGTCAATCTGGTGCAGACGTTGCAGGCCAAGAACCCGATGGCCGTCGCGCAGCCCATTGCATTGCAGGATGTGCGAGACGTTGAGAAGAACCAGAACGGGCGCGGATGGAATGACGATGGCACGGCCTACACGGTGGACACGCACGCCACGCAGGGTGTCGCGCAGCCGGTGGCGTTCACTCGTTGTGATTATGGCGGTGATGCCGTTGTAGACGGAACTCCTACGATGCGGTGCGGGAGCAACTACTCAGCCCATCTTGCCGTCGCGCAGCCGGTGGCCGTGGACATCGACAACTGCAACCTGACCGGCGACTGCACGGGGAACATCCTAGCGGGGGCGCAGATGCGAACCAACAAGGGCATGGGCGTGATGACCGCCATGCAAGTGCGCCGCCTGACTCCAACTGAGTGCGAACGGCTGCAGGGTTTCCCTGATGGCTATACCAACATCCCGTGGCGCAACAAGCCGGAGGCACCGGATGGCCCGCGCTACAAGGCTTTGGGCAATTCAATGGCCGTACCAGTCATGCATTGGATTGGTAAACGAATCAACAACTTGATATAATTGAGGAGCAGGGTAGTGGAGAGGTGCCACGCTAGCTTCATGCGCTAGAGACCCGGGTTCGAGTCCCGGCCCTGCAACCAGTTTTGTAACAAAAGATTCACTGGAAGCTCTGGGTTGTATATCCTAAAGTTACATCACGGCATCCAGCCGGACATGACTAAGGAGATCGACATGAACATTGACCAACAACTCAACGCAAAGCAAAACAGCCGGATGGCCGCCCAAGATCGCTATCTGGGCCGCATCGAAAAGCGTGAAACCGCCGCAGAAGAAATGATTGGTGAGTTGAGCAATGGCAAGTTCTACGTCTGGCCGACTGGTGGCAAGTACCGTGAAGGCGATAAGGCTGAGTTGATCAGCTTCCTGCTCCGCAACAAGTACTGCTAACAACACCGGGGGCTACGGCCCCCATACTTGAAAGGAAATACGATGAGTAAGAAATCGTGGGACAAGTTCAACCGGATGCACGGCGACGACACCTTCTACGGTTGTGTGGACAAAGACGGGTTTTGGTTTGACTCGTCCACCAACTACATCACTGCATTGCATTGGTGCTGTATGAACGCCGGGGCGCATCGACTGGCCACCATCGAGCAAGAGTCCGAATGGATGCGGACTGAGGGAGCCAAGCTTGGTTACTCAATCATCCACAGCGATATGCTCCGCAAGATGTACGAAGCGGGTCTCATCAAATAAACCCAACAGGGGCTACGGCCCCCAATACATAAACCTAGGAGACTGACATGACGACATTGACCTACCCCGCAAACACCTTCGACCGCGACGCCTGCTTCGCTTTCGAGTACGACTACAAGGGTAAGCCGCAACGCGCTGCTGGCTACCTGTTCAATGACACCCAAGAGGGTGTGATCTACATCCTCCAGAAGGGTAGCTGCCTCAAGGCTCACTACACCGAAGAAGACCGGGTTTACACCAACCGTATTTACTTCGGCGAAGAAGTGCTCCGTAGCGGCGATACCGTGACCGTCGATGGCAAGCAGTACGAGGTGAAGATCCTCGGCAACTACTCAGATGCCGGCCGCCTGATCCCAGTCTGATAAGTTAGCCAATCTAGACAGAGCCCTTCGGGGCTCTTGTTGTTTATGTGTAACTGATACAATCAGCTATCTTGTCACGGAGGTGCCAAATGGAACCTACCAAGAAACGTGCTGGACGCCCGTCCAAGTTTACGAATGAGCTGGCAACAGAAATCCTCGAGCGAATCTCTAGTGGTGAATCATTGCGTCAAATCACCAGAGACGCCCACATGCCTGTTATCAGTACTGTGTATGTGTGGATGATGAAAGACCCTACTTTTTCGGAACAATACGCGAAAGCAAGGGAAGAGCAGGCTGAAACTCTGGCCGATGAGATTATTGCTCTGGCCGACCAAGACCCGATTCAGATCGTTGATGATAAGGGTATTGCCCGAGTTGATTCTGGCTGGGTTACTTGGCAGAAGAACCGAGTAGACGCCCGCAAATGGGTTGCATCAAAACTGAAGCCCAAGAAGTACGGCGATCGCACAACTCTTGCTGGTGACGCCGACAACCCCCTGAAGGTAGACGTAGACGCCAAAGATCTGTTTGACCGGATCCTGACAAATATGGAGCTGGCCAAACAAGTTAACGCCAATGAGGAGAACCCATGAGCATCAACCTGACCTTTACCGTCGAAGAAGTTAACGCAATCCTGAATGGCCTGAGTGCTCTGCCCACCGGGCATAACGTCTGGCCGCTGGCTATGCGCATCAAGCAGGAGGCTGAAGCCCAGATGCCGCCGCAAGCAAAGCCGGAACCGGAAGAAGATCCTGAGTGAGCGTTGAGCTTCTTCGAGATCCAGAAGTCCGGGCTAAGTTCAAGGCTCTGACACCAGAGCAGCAGGCCGCATGGGCGTGGCGTGCTGAGTGGCTCTCAAAGGCTCACAAGCACCAAGTAGTCCCAATCGGTGACTGGTGGACCATCTGGCTGCTGCTTGCTGGACGTGGTGCAGGCAAGACCAGAACCGCGGCCGAACAGGTTGGTTGGTGGGCATGGACAGAGCCCGGCACCCGCTGGCTTGTAGCGGCTCCTACATCTGCTGACGTGCGTGCCACCTGCTATGAGGGTGACTCCGGTCTGATCAACGTCATACCCAAAGAGCTGGTCGCCGACTACAACCGCGCATACCACGAGCTGAAGCTCACCAATGGATCCCTGATCAAGGGCATCCCCGCCAGTGAGCCCGAGCGTTTCCGGGGTGGCCAGTATCACGGTGCATGGCTAGACGAGCTGGCCGCATGGGACTACCTGCAGGACGCGTGGGACCAGATCATGTTCGGCGTGCGTCTGGGTAACAAGACGCGGATAGTCGCCACCACCACGCCGCGGCCGAAAGACCTGATTGTCGATCTGGTGTCTCGAGAGGGCGACGATGTAGTCCTGACCACCGCATCGACCTATGACAACATCGCCAACCTAGCGCCTAGCTTTCAAAAGCAGATCCTGCAGTATGAGGGCACCAAGATTGGCCGGCAGGAAATCTACGCTGAGATTCTTGACCCCGAAGAGTCGGGCATCGTTAAGCGTGACATGTTCAAGCTCTGGCCCTCGGGCAAAGAGTTTCCCAAGTTCGAGTACATCGTCCAGTCCTATGACGTGGCCACCAGCGAAAAGGTACAGAACGATCCGACCGCCTGCATCACCTTCGGCGTGTTCAAGCCGCTGGATGGTCCAATGTCCGCCATGGTCATCGACTGCTGGCAAGACCGCCTGCAATACCCTGACCTGCGACCCAAGGTTATTGACGAGTACGAGACCGTCTTCGGTGAAGGCAAAGAGCGCAAGCGGGTAGACCTGATACTGGTCGAGGACAAGTCTGCTGGCATCTCGCTGATCCAAGACTTGCAGCGTGCGCACCTGCCTGTGAGGGCCTACAACCCCGGCAGAGCCGACAAGATGCAGCGCCTGAACATCGTGTCCAACATCATCGCTCGAGGGCGTGTATGGATCCCTGAGAGCTCACAGAGGCCCGGCTACGTCAGGGACTGGGCGGAAGGGTTTGTCAGCCAGATCTGTTCGTTCCCTGACTGCACGCATGATGACTACGTCGATGCCTGTACTCAGGCCCTGCGATTCTTACGAGATGCAGGATGGCTTGATATAGATCCTCCGCCGGCAGATGATTGGGATGATGACGATTATGCTGATTCAGGGATGCCCAAGCGGCAGAATCCCTATGCGGTCTAATCCCTTATCATTCGGAAAAACTCTGGGGCATTAACGTGGACGACAAACGCAAAAAGCTCGATGAATTACTAGGTGGCCCGCCGGCGATTCAGAACCCAGAGCTGCGTGCGCTAATTGAAGAGCGTATGAAACGTGGCGGTCGCGCTAAGAGCGATGCCTTTGCTGCCGCTGACACCGGCAAGGTGGAGATGCGCAAGGCCCCGGGCGCTAAGAAGGCTGAAGAGGCTCTGAGCACTGCGGCTGACTTCATCCCTTTTGTCGGCGCCGGTAAGTCCGCGATGCAGGGCGACTATGGCTCTGCTGCTCTGCAAGCAGGCATGGATGTCGCCGGCGGCCCACTACTAAAGGGTGCTGCTGCACTGGGCGGGAAGGCTATTCCCGCATTGGCTGGCATCTTCATTGGCCCCAAGGCAAAGACTTGGAATAAGGCTGCAGCGGATGAATTCAATCGTTTGGTTGACGAGGGCGAGGACTGGAATAAGGCGCACGGTAAAACCGGAACTCACTTTGGTGCGGACAGCGCGCTTCGCCAAGAGATCAGCGACAAAAACATGCGTTTGCGTAGTCAGGCAGAGTTGGATGCGATGGCGCAACAAAAGCGGATTGAATTGTCTGCGCTCGAGTCGGCGATGAGATTCAATAAAACCGGCCAGCGCGATCTGTTCCCGCGGGAGTTGAGCGCAGCTCGGGCTGAACTGCGGCCGCGAAGGTTGGAATTGGAGACGGATATTGATTTGTTGCGGGCTGACCCGTCGTATACCGGCTATCCGTTGCGATTGGTTATGGAACATCCGGAGTTGTACAAGGCGTACCCAAACATTGGGGATGACGTAATGGTTCGCCGTGGCAATGATCTTGGGAAGGGCGTGTATGGCGAAGTGGTTATGGGCCCCAGCGGTCGCACAATCGGCCTTTCCAGACTGTCTGAAAGCCCCAATGCCAAGATTAAGCCTGAAGACACGATGGTCCATGAACTGCAGCACGTCATTCAAGACATTGAGGGTTTTGAGGGCGGCAGCAGTCCGCGAGATGCTTTGAATCTGATGGTAGGAGCAAGAATCCGAGAATTGCAGGCTCAAGGCATGTCGCCAAAAGATGCAACAGCAGAAGCCAGCAAAGAATTCTCCGGTCGCGCAGGCGAACTTTATAGCCGCATGGCTGGGGAAGCAGAGGCTCGAGCTGTTGAGGCCCGCCGCCAGATGACGCCGGAAGAAAGACTGGCTACGCATCCGCAGGATCAGGACTACGACAACTACGTACCGTATGATCGGCAACTTATGCAAAGGGATTACCAGCCCTACGCCCGCGGCGGTGAAGTCCACGCAGCCAACGGCCTGCCCCTGACGTTCGCCTACGACAAAAAAGATCCTGACGCCCTGCAGAACTGGATGCGAGAGAACCAGTTTGGCAAGGTAGACATTCCCGCACCGTACAAGGTCACGCCGGAAGAGGTGACTGTAGCGCGTGCTATGAGAACGCCTGCCCCCGAGATGAGCGCCAAAGACAAGCTCCGCACTCTGCTGCAGGAGGGCGTTAAGCAGGGCAAGAAGGAAGTAAAGACCCTAGGTGATCCCAACGCCGTAACGGACCTCGTTAACCGCGGGCTGATTGCCAACAACCCGGTGAGCGGTGCGATTGATCTGGTCAACATGGGGCTGGAGCCTTTCGGTCTGGGGTCAGAGATGCCCATCGGTGGCTCTGCGCATGTCCAGAAGCTGATGAAGGACTACGGCTTTACTAAGCAAGAGCGCCCGCTGTTGGAGACTGGTCTGGCTCTGGCGTCACCTTTTGCGCCATCTGCGGCAAAGAAGGTTGGACAACTGGCAAAGGATACGGCTCCGGCTGCACAAGAGGCTTTGCGCGGGGCTCTGGAGTCTGGAATGGAGTCTGGCCTTATCCAAGGACCTGCATATGCTATCAAGCCTGTAGGTGGGCAGTGGCTAAGTGGTTCTCGTGGTCCCAAGTCTGTTGGTGAATTCCGCGCTCGGGATGATGCAATCAATATGAATCCTGAAAGCATCCAGAGAAAGCGTGACATAACAGATGCCCATCGTCGGGCATATGAAGCGGAGCCGACAGAGACTAATCGACGCCTTATGGAAACATCAAGGGCAGTGTTAGAGGGTGCAGAGCGGCACGCCGCGGTCAATAACTGGATTGACTCAAACCTGCAGAACTACCTGCGCAAGCAAATGGGCACTCCCGATGATCCGGTCTTAAAGTTGGCGGAAGAGGGTGTGCTGCACATGCCTTATCGTGATGTGCCGCTTATGAGTGATGTATCTAGAGCCAGAGAAATTGCTGGCTTCCCGGCGCTTGGCACTGCGACCACTGACCTTGGGCGCATGTGGGAGAATCTGACTGACGCGCAGATCGCTAGCATCAATGCCGGCACGCTACGTGACCCGGAGGCTATGCGAAAGATCTTTGACCAGCGCATGGCAATGGATCAGAACATTCGTGGCAACCGCGTTCCGGGTCAACCAGAAACGCTAGAAGAAAAGTCACGCGCATGGGACTGGGGCTCGGCGCCTGCGATAGTGCAATCTATCCGAGAGAAAAACCCATGGCTTGAAAAACTTAACCCGGATGAGATGGTGTATCGCATGCGCAACCGCGGAGATTTGGGCGAGACGCTGGGCGTTGATCACATCATTGACGTGCTGAGAGAGGACATGGTTACGGGTCGTCTTCGTCCTGAACAGTTGTCCAAGATGTCAATGGAGCAGGCTGTACGCCGCACGTCTGAATACGACATCGAGCGTGCTGCTGCTATGGCCAAGGCATCGGCCGAAGAGATGAAGGGCATGACCATCGCCAAAGAATTTGAAGACGGCTACAAGATGGTCCAGCTAGACAAGCCCGGTCAGTTTGCCAAAGAGTCTGACCGCATGGGTCACTCGGTGCGTGGCTACGAGCCCCGCAAGGGCTCTGAAGACTGGATTGATGTCTCCGGTAACTCTGGGCACAGCACCTATGGGCATGGTGGCTGGGATGCTATTAAGGGCGGTGATGCTCAGGTCTTTTCGTTGCGTGACGCCAAGAACAACCCGCATGTGACGATTGAGGTAGGCAAGCCGGATTTAAACCCAAGGGATTGGCTATTCAATTTGCCAGAAGAGCAAGCAACAAACATTCTTGCGCAAATGCCCACTGGCGCAAGTCTTGATAGGATTGCAAATTTTGTTCGTAACTTGCCGGAGTTTCAAGAGGCTCGTAAAGCACAAAAAGGAGTAATCACCCAAATCAAGGGCAAACAGAATGCTGCACCTAAAGACGACTACCAGCCGATGATCCAGCGGTTCATCCGCGAGGGTAACTATAAAGTTGAGGGCGATTTGGCAAACGCAGGATTGATTGATGTAAGGGGTGGGTATGGCGCAAGGCCAGCATTTGTGCCAGACAATACTCCGCGCTACATCACTCAAAGCGAATTAGATCGCATTAAACGTACAGGCGAATTCAAGCCCGACCAACACTTTGGTGAGGGCGGCATGAAACGTGGTGGCCGCGTTAAACTTGGCGCACTCTCTCTCGCACATTAGGAGCCATCATGGCTAGCCCGTTAACTGAAATGGCCAAGCTGGCCAAACGCCTGCAGACTGTTAAAGAGCCGCAGCGCATCGCATTCCCGGGCATTTACAAGCGCCCTGATGAATTGGCTGCACAGGCTGCTGCGCAAGTGGCCCCCGAGTCCCCAATGCTCAAGCGCCTGTTTGGCGTTACCCGTGCAGACTTGTACGAGATGGCCAAAGACCGAGAGGGCAACCTCCCCGGCGCGTTGCCGGGTGCTGCTAATAAACCGAGAGGCGCCGCCTCTGCAGCAAAGGTGATGAACCCGCGCAACCGCCAGCGAATGATTGATGCCTTGTCAGAGGCGGAGAACTACCCGGCTTTGGTGCAAGGCATGGATCCTTGGTACGTCATGGACCCGTTCTACCAAAAGATGGTGGCAGAGCTTGGACCAGAACGAGCCCAACAAGAGTATCCGCTGATGAATACCCTGATGGGTATGGCAAGCCCGGGCTCTGAAGTGATGACCGAGATTCCGCGTGGATCCGCCGCGTACTACTTGCTCAAGCAAGATCGGTTCCCAGAGTTTGTTAAGTATGCCGGTGTGCCCGCTCACAAGCGCGGTCCAAACTTCCCTGAAGACCTGCTCACGGTGCCGGGGCATGCGTACCACAAGACCGCCCAAGCAACGCCAATGCAGCAGTTTATTGAGACCGGCGAGATGCAGATGAAGTCGCCCAAGGTGCCTATGTACATCGAGGCATCTGGCGTACCTGAGACTGGCTTCCAAACCAGAACCCCGGTGGGTGATGCGCACTGGAGCCGAGCCGTTGGTCTGGCTGACACCCGCAATCCAAAGTTTATAAAGGGCAAAGAGGTTGTCCCGGGCGCTAGCGTTAGCAACGCTGAGATGTCTTTGCTGGCTCCGTGGTGGCGAGACAAAGTCGCTGCTGAAGTTGGACTAGAGTCCGTGCCCGCTCAGGCTCGAGCATGGGGCCTGTTCAGTCCGCAGACCGGGGTAACAACCCCAATTGGTGCTCCGAAGCTGGAGCTGCTGGCAGATCAAGCCGCAATGGCTGCATACAGAATGGGCGTTTCTCCTGAAGAGGCCCTGTCAATGATCATCCGTGGCGAGGGCCGGTTCGGTAAGAAACGCGGTGGCGCCATAACAAAGAGCCCTACTAAAGGCAAAAAGAGGTAGTCATGGCTGAAGAGTTCCCGATTGACCAAGAATACGGCCGATTCATTGGTGGCCAGCCTGCTGACGCCCAAGACGAGGGCAAACAAGGCATGGAAGTAGAAGAGCCGATTGACGATTCGGAGCTTGAAGAGCTGCCTGATGGTTCGGTAATGGTCCACATGGACATCAAGGGCCCGCTTGATGAGCCTGACTTCTACGAAAACCTCGCCGATTCAGACCGTCTGGACTACATGTCAGTCGATAGTCTGGCTCTGCGCTACATCGAGTACGCCGAGAAGGACAAAGAGGCCCGCAAACAGCGCGACAAGCAGTATGAAGAGGGCATCCGACGCACTGGTTTGGGTAATGACGCCCCCGGTGGCGCTAACTTCAACGGTGCTAGCAAGGTTGTCCACCCTGTTATGGCCGAGGCTTGCGTGGATTTTGCCTCTCGAGCCATCAAAGAGCTGTTCCCGCCCGATGGTCCTACCCGCACCAAGATCCTTGGTGACGTAGACAAGGACAAAGTGGCGATCGCCGAGCGCAAATCGGACTTTATGAACTGGCAGCTGACGGAACAAATTGAAGAGTTCCGCGACGAGCAGGAGCAAATGCTCACCCAACTGCCTCTCGGTGGCTCTCAGTACCTCAAGCTTTGGTACGACGAGAAGAAACGCCGTCCCTGTGCGCAGTTTCTGCCGATTGATAACGTCCTGCTGCCGTTTTCGGCCGGTAACTTCTACACCGCACAGCGCGTTACCGAGGTGGATGACATCTCCGACTACGAGTTCAAGCGCCGAATCGACGCCGGGCTCTACCGTGACGTGTCTTACATCCGCGCAACTATGGATCCTGACCCGACTGGCCCGCAAAAGGCCACGGACAAGATTGAAGGGCGCAACTCCAATGACAACGAGGACGGCCTGCGGCGTGTGTACCACGTCTATACATGGTTAGAGCTGGACGACGACCCGTACACCAAAGGCGAATCAGCGCCGTACATCCTGATGATTGACGAGCTGGACTCTCAGGTGCTGGGTTTGTATCGCAACTGGGAAGAGGGCGACGAAACCTTCACTAAACTTGACTGGATCATTGAGTTCAAGTTCATTCCATGGCGAGGTGCCTATGCTGTTGGTCTTCCGCATCTTATTGGCGGCCTTAGTGCTGCCCTTACTGGCGCTCTGCGGGCTCTGCTTGATAGTGCTCATATCAATAATGCCGCCACAATGCTCAAGCTCAAGGGCGCAAAGATTTCCGGGCAGTCTCAACAGGTTGAAGTAACGCAGGTTGCCGAGATTGAAGGTGCCCCGGGCGTCGATGATGTGCGCAAGATTGCGATGCCGATGCCTTTCAATCCGCCGAGCCCGGTTCTGTATGACCTTTTGGGCTGGTTGACCGAAGCAGCCAAGGGTGTGGTGACCACAGCTGAAGAAAAGATTGCTGATGTCACCTCAAATGCGCCTGTAGGCACCACTCAGGCGATGATTGAGCAGGGCGCGGCTGTTTTCTCGGCCATTCACGCCCGATTGCATGAGTCTCAGGGCCGCGTGCTCAAGGTTTTGAGCCGAATCAACCGTTGGTACCTCGATGACATGCGCCGCGGCGAGGTTGTGGAGGATTTGGACGTTGAGCGCGAGGATTTTGCGCGTGTGACGGACGTTATCCCGGTCTCTGACCCGCATATCTTCTCTGAAACGCAGCGGATGGCCCAAACGCAGGCCGTTATGGCCGTGATGAAGGACTACCCGCAGCTCTTTAACCAGAAAGCGGTGATTGAGCGTTTCATGAAGCAGATTAAGGTGCCGAGCGTCAATGAATTGATGGTCGATACCCCTGCGCCGGAGAAAATAAATGCGGCCGATGAGAACGTCGCTATGACTATTGGCCAGTCTGCCTATGCCTTCCCCGAGCAAGACCATCTTGGGCACATTCAAGTGCATCTGGACTACGCCAAGAACCCCGTATTCGGTGGTAACCCAATGGTGGCGCCGTCATTCCTGCCGAAGGCCATGGAGCACATCAAGCAGCACATTACCCTGTGGTACCTGAACCGCATGAATGGCTACGTTGAGCAGGCTCTGGGCCGCAAGGTTGATGAGTACGAAGAGATGGAAGATCCAAAAGACATTGACAAGCTGTTTGGTGCTGCGTCTCAACATGTGGAAATGGATGCCGAACAAACCCTTGCGGGCATCATGCCGGTCATCCAGCAGATGGTTCAGACCATAGAGCAGTTCAAGCCGAAGCCCGAGATGACGCCGGACGGTCAGGTCCTGCTGCAGACCAGCATGGCCGAGACCCAGCGTCGTACCCAGCGAGACCAAGCCGAGATGGGCCTCAAGGACAAAGAGCTGGCCGCCCGCTTGCAGTTGGACGTGCAGAAGCTACAGGCAGATCAGCAGCACGCCATGGAAGAACTACAGCTCAAGCTTGCCATTGCTACAGGCGATCAGGAGTTGAAGGAGCGCATCGAGACAGCCCGGTTGACCCGCGATGCCGCCAAGTTGAAGCAGGACGGCGAGAAGGCTGCATTGGATCTAACCATCAAACAAGGAGGCCAATATGGCTACGAGTGACAAGGAACAGAAGAGCATCAATGTGCCGCAGCACAAGCGCATTGCTCAAGGCGAGAAGCTTGACGGCAGCAGCATGCAGCCGAAGGGTCAATCGCAAGGTGCTCTGAGTCAAGTCAAGAAGAAGTGAGTCTTCTTTCGGACTTGATTGGAGGGTTGAAGACTCGGCAGTCTGAGATTGCCTTGTCTTTGGCCGCAGGAAATGCGTCGAACTGGGAAACCTATCAACGCATGGTTGGACATCATGCAGGCCTACAGGAGGCTCTGCAGATTCTTGATTCATTACTTAAGGAAGACGATGACGACAGGTAAACCGGAAGCTTCTAACGAAGCTGAGTTGGCTTGGGCTTTTCCGAGCGTAGACCCCGGTGCTAAACCTCTCGGCGGACGCATTCTTGTACAGCTGCGTCGTGCAAAAAAGAAGGTTGGGCAGGCGGGGATTATCTTGGTTGAAGAGACCAAGGAAACCGAGAAGTGGAACAACATGGTGGCCAAGGTCATTGACATTGGTCCGCTGGCGTTCAAGCACCGCGACACGATGCAATCGTGGCCGGAGGGCTCTTGGTGCGAGGTTGGCGACTTTCTGCGCGTTCCGAAGTGGGGTGGCGACAGATGGGAAGTCAAGGTGCCGGGAGACGACGACTTGGAAGAGCCGGCGTTGTTCATGATTCTCAACGACCACGAGGTTATCGCAAAGGTAACCGGTGATCCGCTAGCTATGAGGGCCTTCTTGTGAGCGAGAACAAAGAAGTAGAGATGCAGGTGGTTGAAGAGGCCGCCGATGGTTCAGCCGTGGTAGACGTGCCGGAGGACATTGAAATACCCGAGCAAAATGCCGCTGATGGCGGCTCTGCCGATGATGATCACCCTGATGATGATGAGGATGTCCGTGCGGCAAAACGGGCTCGTCGTCGCGCCAAAAAAGACTATGTGCGTCAGCGCAATGCTGAAAAGGATGCACGTCTTGAGTCTTTGCAGCGCCAAAACCAAGATTTAATGCAACGCCTATCGGCAATTGAGCAACGTACTCGCCATTCTGATTTGGCAAGTTTGGATAAAGCTATTGAAGACGAGAAGCTTCGTTTGCAATATGCAATGACCAAAATGCGTGAGGCTACTGATAACTCAGACGGCAACACATTTGTTCGCGCTCGAGAGATGGAAGCTGAGGCTCTTGATCGTTTGAAACAGCTATCGGTTATTAGGGCTAACGCCTCTGAAAGTGCCGAAAAAAATGTGAGCCCTACGGTAAAACGCCTTGCAAATGATTGGCTTGAGGCAAACTCGTGGTATGACCCAGATTCAAACGACGAAGACACTCAAATTGCAAAAATCATTGACGCAAAACTGACCCAAGAGGGTTGGAACCCTGCATCTGCAGATTATTGGGAAGAACTTGACAATCGCTTGCAAAAGCGTTTGCCACATCGTTACAATAACCATCAAGACGAGCGTCGTCATAGTAGGCCCCGAAGTGTAGTTACGGGATCTGTGCGTGAGTCGGTTGGGAACCGTGGCTCCGGCAACGGTTATGTACTGAGTCCTGAACGTGTTCGAGCTATCAAAGAGGCGGGCATGTGGGATGACGTAGAAAAACGCAACCGAATGATCAAGCAGTTCATCCAGTACGACAAAACTAATAGGGGATAACAATGGATTCTCGTTTGAAGAAAACTCTCACGGCCGGCGGCCGCGAAACTCGTGCTAGCGAGGACGTTACCCGCAAGGCTCCTGAAGAGCAGTTCATGTCAGCGCAGGAACGTCGAAAGATGTGGAGCGATGAGTGGACACAAAGTGCGCTGCCAAAGGTGCCGGAGATTCCGGGCTGGCACATCTGTTGGCTCTCGACAACTAACGCTTACGACAGCATTGATAAGCGGATTCGGCTTGGGTATGTCCCTGTAATGGCGGATGAACTCCCAAACTTTGAAAACTACCGCGTAAAGGCTGGAGAAGACGTAGGTTTCGTCGCATGCAACGAGATGCGCTTGTACAAGATCCCTATGGATGTGTATCAAGACCTCATGTTGCAGATGCACCACGAGGCTCCCAACGAGGAGGCGGACAAGATCCGCGTTCAAATTGAGAACCTGCAGGGTGCGCGAGACAGCTCAGGTAAGAGTCTGGGCCGGGTTGAGGGTGACGGATTTGGCGATTTGGACCGAGACGTTAAGACGCCCATCTTTCATGGGTAACTAAACAAAGGAGACAGTCATGTCTGCAACATCTGCTCCGTTCGGCCTGCGTCCTGCGTTCCATCCTTCTGGCTTGGATCGCGCTCAGGCGCTTGCTGGCGGTATCGCATCGGCTTACAACACCGATATTCTGAAGGGCCAACCGGTCAAGTACGACACCGCTGGCACCATCGTCGTGGCCTCGGGCTCGGAAGCTTTCGTTGGCGCATTCGCCGGCGTTGAGTGGACCGATACCACGGGTCGCCGTCGCGTGTCGAACTACTGGCCGGCTAACACCGCCTACCAAGCTGGTTCGTGCGTGGCTTACTTCTATAACGATCCCAACATCGTTTACGAAATCCAAACCGATGGTTCGGTTGCCCAGTCGTCGATTGGTGACGAAGCAAACATCACCAACTCAACTGCTGGTTCGACCACCACTGGCCTGTCGCAATGCACCCTGTCGTCCAGCCTCGCTGGTGCCAACAGTGTTGCTGCGATGCGCATCGTTGATATTGCTCCGTACCCGGACAATGCTTGGGGTGACGCTTACGTTATCGTTCGCGCCACGGTTGCTCAATTCCAATTCGGCCAAGTTCGCGTCTCCGGCGCTAACTACACGCCGGTTGCCGTCTAAGGAGGGCTAAAAAATGGCAGCCCCGATGCGCAGTACAGACTTTCGTAGCATTGTCGAACCCATTCTTAACGAGTGCTTCGACGGTGTCTACGATCAGCGTACCGACGAATGGTCGCGTGTTTTCCGCGAACAAGAAGGTATCCCCCGCAACTATCACGAAGAGCCGGTCCTTTACGGCTTTGGTGCAGCTCCGCAATTGCCGGACGGCACCCCGGTCACCTACCAACAGGGTGGCGTGCTGTTCCTGAAGCGTTATGTCTATAACGTGTACGGTCTGGCATTCGCTCTGACCAAGGTGCTGGTGGAAGACGGCGACCATATCCGTATCGGTCAAGTCTATGCCCGTCACTTGGCCCAGTCGCTGGTCGAAACCAAGGAAACTCTGAGTGCCAACGTCCTGAACCGCGCCTTCAACAGCGCGTACCCGGGCGGTGACGGCGTGGCTCTGAACTCGGCTTCGCACCCGATCGTCAACGGTACCTTCAGCAATCTGCTGACCACCTCGGCAAACCTGTCGCAGACCTCGCTTGAGCAAATGCTCATCCAGATCCGTCAGGCTGTGGACAACAACGGCAAGAAGATTCGTCTGGTTCCGCGCCAACTGGTCGTGGCCCCGGGCAACATCTTCCAAGCTGAAGTTCTGCTGAAGAGCGTCCTGCGTGCTGGTAACGCCAACAACGACATCAACCCGATCAAGTCGATTGGTCTGCTTGATGAAGGTGCTGCCGTTATCTCGCGTCTGACCTCGCCGACCGCTTGGTGGGTGCAGACCGATGCGCCGGAAGGCATGAAGCTTCTGATGCGTCGTCGTCTCGAGAAGACGATGGAAGGCGATTTCGAAACTGACTCGATGCGCTACAAGGCAACCGAGCGTTACGACGTTGGCTTCACCGACCCGCGTGCCATGTACGGCACCCCGGGTGTGTAAGTAGCAAAGACGGGGGGCTTCGGCCCCCTGTTTCCCTTTAATTCGTCAAGCTTTTCAAGGAGAAGACGATGCCTAGCTTTGGTGATGATCTCTTTCTGGGTTCGGCCCAGACCTTTATGGGTACTGGCATTCGGCCGTACTCGACCATTTTCACTGGTTCAATGTCGAGCACGACGTTGACCGTAACTGCCCTGTTGTCCGGCTCGCCGCTGGTCGTGGGCTCGTATGTTGACGGCTCTAGCGTTACCGATGGCACCTACATCACCGCTTTCGTGACCGGAACCGGTGGCACTGGCACCTACACCATTAACCAATCGGTGTCGGCCTCGAGCACCACGATGTACGCTCACTCCAATGTGCCGTTTGAGAATCCGGCCCCGATGGATGTTGGCGTTGGCCCGCTCGGCCGCGTGTTCGTGTGGGACTTGGTTCCGCAGACCCTGCAAGCCGCCAACATTGCCGCATCGCAAACCCCGGCTGCTGCTGGCTCGCTGACCCTGACCGCCGGCACCTCGGCCAAGTCTGTGGTTAACACCGCCGGCACCACCGTGATCCAACTGGACGTCCCGCGTGCAGTTAGCATCACCCAAGCCGCTGCTGGTACGCAACGCACCTTCACCGTGTCTGGTTATGACTACTACGGTCAGCTGATGTCGGAAGCGATCACCTCGACGGTTAACTCGACTGTTGCTGGCAAGAAGGCGTTCTACCAAATCACCTCGGTGACTGTTGCTGGTGGTGGCACCACTACCGCCTGTAGCGTTGGTACTGCTGACGTGTTTGGCTGCCCGGTACGTTTCTACGACAAGTCGTATGTGATCCGTTACGGCTGGAACAATGCCACGACCGATGACACCAGCGGCGTTCTGACTGTTGCTGACATGGCCACTGCTACCACTACTACTGGTGATGTGCGCGGCACGTTCGCTCCCAGCACGGCTGCTGACGGCCAGAAGCGTCTGGTGATGACCCTTGCGCTGCCTGCAATTGCAGTTGGTGCTAATGCCACCCGTCTTGGCGCCCTTGGCGTCACCCAAGCCTAATAGGAGGCAGTAATGGGACAGTTCAAACCGATGGTGAAGATGTACACCACTGAGCCCTCTGTTGAGTTGAAGCTCAAGAAGGGTGGCCACGTCAAGACCTCGAAGATGAAAGTCAAAGAGCATGACGGTCACAAAATGATGGACGGTGGTGTTCCCCCGATGGCCATGCCTGCTCGTGGTGGTCTGCCGACCGCTGCTGCTCCGATGAAGCCGTCGCTGGCTATGCGTCGTAAGGCCATGCGTGCTATGCCCTCTGCTGCCGCTCCTGCGGGCCCGGTGGGCATGGCTGGCCGCATCATGAAGAAGGGTGGCAGCTGTGAAGAAATGATCCAAGAGCATGCCGACAAGCCCGCCTCTAAAGCTCACAAGGGCCTGAAGAAGGGTGGCGATTGCTACGCTACTGGTGGCGTTGCCATGGGCCAAGGCGGCTACAAGAAGGGCGGCAAGGTCAAGATGGCTGAAGGTGGCGTTCCCAAGAGCGGCATCATCAACACCGAAGGCCAAGGCGGCGAATACCGCACCACCAAGATGGACACCGCCGAGTACACCACCAAGACCAGCGGCAAGACCGGTGAAGTCAAAAACGGTAACGGCGGTGGCTACAAGAAGGGCGGTCGCTGCTACGCCGACGGCGGCAAGGTGATGAACTACGTTGACGGTAACGTGGTTGGCACCCCGGCTGGCAAGACCAACACCACCACTGGTGGCGTGAAGCTTGGCAATGCTGGTGGCTTTAAGAAGGGTGGCAAAGCCAAGAAAATGGCCGAAGGCGGTTCCTCAAAAAAAGCTGTTGACGGTGCCAAGTCTGGCATGGGTACCGTCACGGAAGTGGAACGCCAGATTGTCCGCAAGATGACCCCGAAGAAGCCCAACCCGTATGACAGCCGTAATGTTCAGTCGAATGATGTAACCCCGATGGATTCTCCGATTAGCCCGGAGTTCTTGAAGGAGTACATGAAGACCCCGCATTACAAGAAGGGTGGTAAGACCAAGTACGCCGATGGTGGCATGGTTCAAGGAGCCCCGATGGGTCTCCCGAGCGTGTCGCCGATGGGTCGAGTTGGCCTGCCCCCGGTTTCAGCATCTGGCCGGATTTATGATCCGTACAATTCGATGCTGGCGCAGCAACCGGGTGGTCAGCCGACGCCTGTGGGTTATGCAACGGGTGGTTCTGTTCAGGATGATGGCCGTGCGGTGAAGATGCCCAAGCCGCGTGTTCCGACGCCTGTGTCAATCAACCAGTTGTCTGGCACCTACAAAAAAGGTGGCCGCGTTAAGTAATGGGTGAGGGGCTTCGGCCCCTCCCTCTTTGGGAGATTTAGATGGGAACCTACTCTTCTGCCACTCGTCAGGGCGCCTACGAGCCGTTTGATCTGCAAGTGGCCCGCAATCAAGTTGACGGCCACATTGGCTTGGAAATCTTTGGGTACAGCACGGCTATTGGTAGCACGGCTCAGGGCCCGATGTGGGAAGGTCAAACGCTTTCTGGTGGTTTGTATGTGCCGCCTTCGGCTGCCGCGCCTTTGGTGCTGGTTAGCGACTCGGCAACTGACAACACAACCCGCTCGGTGGTGATTCAAGGTTTGGACGCAAGCTTTGCGCCCCTGACCGAAACCATCGCATTGAATGGCACGACGAATGTCACCACGACTAATTCGTTCCTGCGCATTAATCAGATGTCCATGTTGAACAGCACCAACACGGGCAACATCACGGCATCCATTAGCTCTACCGTGTACGCCAAGATTAACGCCGGCGTTGGTCAGACTCAGATGTCGATTTACACCGTGCCGGCTGGCTATACGTTCTATCTGTCGTATGTCCAGTACGACGCAAGCATTGGCTTTACTTCGAGCAACTACATGATTGCTGCCGAGTACAACAAAGTTAACACCGGCACCAATAGCGGCCGTATCACGCTGTTGAATCAGTCAACCTTTGTGCAAAAGCAAGAGGTGCCTTTCACGGTGCCGGTTGATCACATTGAGAAGACTGACATCCAATTCTGTGTGAAGGCCAACACTGGCAGCCCATTCACGGTCAGCATGTACGCCGGTGGTGTTCTCATTAAGAACCCGGACTGATCATGCCATCTAAGTCCAAAGCCCAGCACAATCTGATGGAAGCGGTGGCTCACAGCCCTAAGTTTGCGAAGAAGGTTGGTATTCCGCAGACGGTGGGCAAAGAGTTTGTCTCTGCAGATAAGAAGATGAAGAAGGGCGGCCCTAGTCTGGCTATCGGCCGCGGTGAAAAGCTGCCCGCAGATAAGGGCGCTGGTCTTACGGCAAAGGGCCGGGAAAAGTACAATCGTGAGACGGGATCAAACCTAAAGGCTCCGCAGCCACAGGGTGGCCCGAGGCGTGATTCGTTCTGTGCTCGCATGGGACCGGTCGCAGAGAAGAGTGACAAGGGGAGTCGTGCTCGAGCGTCTATGCGGCGCTGGAACTGCCCCGGCTGGTGAGGTGAGAGATGGCTTACTCGGGAACAGTCGGCACAACTGTTGTCACCGTTCAATCATTGATTGACCATGGTGCGCGTCGTTGCGGGAAGCTTGCTGAAGAGCTGACATCGGAACAACTCATTGCTTCGCGTGAGTCGCTGTTCTTTTTGATGTCCAACCTCATCAACATCGGCATCCAGTACTGGGCAATCGACAAGAAGGTCTTTGGCCTGAAGGCTGACCAGTATGTCTATGAGCTGCCGCTGGGCGCTGTAGACGTGCTGAATGCTCTGTATCGCCGGATGAACCGCCCTACCCCGCCTACTTCTGCAGGCTATCTGGCGTCGTCTGGCATCGCCCAGAACGCCTTTGATGGCAACATCAACACGGCCTGTACCCAGTCCGCCATCAATGGCTATATCGGTGTTGACTTTGGCACCAACAACGCGGTCTACATTGGCTCGATTGGTGTCCTGCCTAACGTCTCTGGCACGTTCAATGTGGTGTTTGAGTACTCCACCGATGGCGTCACTTGGAGCACGTTGAATGCCCCGGGTGAGACGGTATGGGTGAACAACCAGTGGCTCTGGTATGACATTGAGCCCGGCCAGACTGTCCAGTACTACCGCATGCGCGAGACTGGCGGTAATACGCTGAATGTCCGCGAGCTGTACTTCGGTAACAACAGCACTGAGATCACGATGGCTCGCCTGAATCGTGATGACTACACCAACCTGCCCAACAAGAACTTCACGGCCAACCAGCCGTTCCAGTTCTGGTTTGACCGCACGATTCCCCAGCCCAAGATTTACCTGTGGCCGGTGCCTTCGGATCCGTTTGTCCAGATGACCATCTGGTACTCGCGCCAAATCATGGACGTGGGCGACCTGTACGGTGAGCTGGAAATCCCGCAGCGGTGGTATCTGGCGGTGGTCAGCATGCTGGCTCACCAGATGAGCCTAGAGCTGCCGGGTGTTGATATTGGACGCACGCAGTATCTTGAAGCTCAGGCCGAGAAGTATCTGAACATGGCCGAGCAGGAAGAGCGGGACAAGTCGCCTATTTACTTCGCACCGAATATCAGCGTCTACTCGAGGTGATCCATGCCCAAGTTCTTGGACACCCGCGGTTACTCAGACATAGCAATCGCGGTATGCGATCGGTGCAAGATGAAGCGCCCGCACGCCGAGATGCGCTCAGATCCAAATTTCCCCGGCCTGCAGGTCTGCAACCAAGGTTGTGCCGACCAGTTTGACCCGTATCGGCTTCCGGCAAGAAAAACTGAACGGATTACGATTCGGTTCCCGCGGCCTGACCTTAGTGTTGCAGTAGATCCGAACGGTCTTGCAGCCCAAGGTACATATGGCGGGGCTGTTTTGTCGCCTGAACAGAACACGAATACGCCGGAAAACGACGGCAACCTCGACGGCATCAACATCCAACCACAGCCCTGACATGCCAAACGTAACCATTACTCAACTCCCGCAAGCTGGTCCGATTCAAGGCACCGAATCTGTCCCCATTGTACAGAATGGGCAGACGGTTCAGACGACGACCGCGGCTTTGGCTGGCTCTCCAATCCAGACCCAGTCGTTTGTGACGGTGTTCAACGAGCCTACGCTGAACAACAGCCGTTACATGTCCACCGGGACTGGTCTAAGCCTTACCGATGGCGGCTCTCAGTCCTATCTGCGGATGCAACTTAGCGGCGCATCGGGCAGTTTGGAGGGCGCTGGCAATGGTTTGATAGTCAAAACCGCCCTTGGCACCGTTACTTCACGCTCTATTGCGGTGTCTGGCGCTGGTTTGACCGTAACTAACGGTAGTGGCGTCTCTGGCAACCCAACTTTGGCCCTTGATGGCCTCGTTTTGTCGCTTGCTGGGGTATCTGGGACGGGTCTTTTGACCGTTACGGGCCCGGGAGTGCTCACCCCGCGTTTAATTTTGGGTACCAGCGGGCAGATTCAGGTCACAAACGGCGACGGAATCTTTGGAAGCCCGCAAATTGCACTAACTAATACCGCTGTGACGCCGGGCGCCTACACGCTAGCAAACATTACTGTGGATGCGCAGGGTCGGATTACTTCTGCATCCAGCGGCGTGGCAGGTGCGGGCACTGTCACACAGATAAATACCGGAACTGGTCTGTCTGGCGGACCTATTACCACCTCTGGAACCATTTCTATTGATACCGGAGTGGTGGTCACCCTGTCTGACACGCAGACATTGACCAACAAGACCATATCCGCCTCTACAAACTCGCTGTCAAACATTCCCAACGCCTCGTTGGTCAACAGCTCTGTGACCATCAACGGATCAACGGTCAGTTTGGGTGGATCGACGACTATCACGGCGGGTGTGTCATACCCGTTAACCATCAGCACTGGTCTGTCTGGTACTTCTTACGATGGGTCTACCCCGGTCACTATTGCAATTGATAGCACCGTCGTGACTTTGACTGGATCTCAGACGCTGACTAACAAGACCATCAATGGCGCTAACAACACCATAACTGGTTTGCCAAACTCAGCCCTTATTAATAGTTCTGTGACCATCAATGGGTCATCGGTAAGTCTTGGGGGTTCAACTACTGTCACGGCAACTGCCACCAATGCTTTGACCATTGGGACTGGGTTAAGCGGCACGTCTTACAACGGGTCTTCCCCGGTAACGATTGCTATTGATAGCACCGTGGCTACGTTGACAGGCAGCCAGACGCTGACCAACAAAACGTTGACTAGCCCAACCATCAACACCCCATCGGTGTCTGGTGGTTCTATCAACAACACCACCATTGGTGCCTCTACTCCAGCCGCCGGCACGTTCACTTCGGTGGCCATGACCACCGGAACAATCACAACTGCACCGTCAACCGGCAATGACATTGTTAACAAGACGTATGTTGATTCAATTTCAGCTGGAATCAACTTTCACCAAGCATGCCGTCTGGCCACGGCAACCGCGCTGCCATCAAATACTTACAACAATGGCTCATCGGGTGTTGGCGCAACGCTAACAGCAACAGCAAATGGCGCATTGTCTGTAGACGGGACTCTGGTGGTGTTGACCAACCGTATTTTGGTCAAGAATGAGGCCAACCAAGCCCACAACGGTGTGTATACCGTTACTCAGGTAGGCAGCGTTTCCACGCCTTACATTTTGACCCGGGCGACTGACTACAATACCGCAGGCTCTGGTGTTAATCAGATTGATGCTGGTGACTTCTTCTTGATTACTGCTGGCGCTACTCTGGCCAATACATCGTGGGTGCAGCAGACGCCTCTTCCAATCACAATTGGAACGACTGCAATCGTGTTTCAGCAGTTTGGTGCGCCGATTGTGTATTCGGCTGGCACCGGCCTAAGTGAGTCCCCGGCGTACACGTTCAACATCGCCAATACCGGGGTATCGGCGGCAACGTATGGCACCGCATCAAGCGTGCCCACCATTGCAGTCAATGCGCAGGGACAGATTACCTCTGCATCCAACACGTCGATTGCTATCTCCGGTAGTCAGATTACGTCTGGCGCTGTGGCAATTGCCAATGGTGGCACCGGGCAAGCAAGTGCATCTGCCGGGTTTGATGCGCTGGCCCCGACGACGACTCAAGGTGACCTGATTGTCCGTGGCGCATCTAGCAACAGCCGTCTGGCTATTGGTGCTGCCAACTACGCTCTAACAAGCAACGGCACTACTGCTGCGTGGAGTCAGATTAGTTTGACCGCTGGGGTCTCTGGGACTCTGCCGATTGCTAACGGTGGCACCAATAGCACGGCAACGGCAACTGCAGGGGCTGTGGCATATGGTACTGGTACCGCTTTTGCCTTTTCTTCTGCCGGAACGTCCAGTCAGGTGCTTCTGTCTGGAGGCACTGGCTCTCCGACGTGGGCAAACCAATCGTCTCTCTCGGTCGGCTCCGCTACAACCGCCACAACGGCCACAAACGTCTCTGGTGGTACCACGGGCTCACTTCTATATCAGAGCGCAACCAGCACCACCACAAGCCTTGCTTTGGGCACTACCAATTATGTGCTCACCGCTGGAGCTTCTGCGCCGCAATATGTGGCTCAATCAACGCTTAGTGTTGGATCTGCAACCAGCGCAACAAATGCAACCAATATTGCTGTAACCAGTAACTCTGCAAACGCCGCAAATTATCTGACGTTTGTTAGCGCCACTACTGGAAACCTTCCGCAGTTGGTAAACTCTTCAATAACTTGCAACCCATCAACTGGGGCCATCACAGGCGGCGTCTCAGGAGGCACATTCTAATGGCACAAAATGGCTATACACCAATCCAGCTTTATTACTCGTCAACAACGACCAATGTGCCTCTGGCCGCCAATTTGGCTAATGGAGAGCTGGCCATCAACATCACTGATGGCAAACTGTTCTATAAGGACAATGCCGGCGTTGTGCAGATAATCGCCACGAAGGCGGGCGCTACAGGCACGGTGTCGTCGGTTGCTCAAACATTCACCGGCGGCATCATTTCGGTTGCTGGGTCGCCCATTACTACCAGCGGGACATTGGCTCTTACTGTTGCCGGTACCTCTGGTGGCATCCCCTACTTCTCTAGCTCTTCAGCTTGGGCATCTTCTGCAGCTCTTGCCGCAAGCGCCATTGTGCTAGGCGGCGGCGCCGGCGCAGCCCCCGCAACAACCACTACTGGTACTGGCGTGGTGACTGCAATTGGTAACAACGTCAACACCTCTGGCGGTCTGGTGACTCAATCAGGCGTGTTGGCAGCAAGTGCGTTGCTACTCGGTGGTGGATCTGCAACGGCAATCACCTCTACAACCACTGGTGCGGGTGTAGTAACTGCTCTGGGCAACAACACAAACGCAACCGGTGGTTTCCCGACGATTGATGGCACCGCAACACTTACCAACAAGCGCATCACGCCCCGCGTATCAACGACAACCTCGAGCGCCACGCCGACCATCAACACGGATAACGTGGATCAGTATGGTTTGACAGCTCAGGCTGTAGACATTACGTCATTCAGCACCAACCTTTCCGGCACTCCTACGAACGGCCAGAAGCTGTGGATTTACATTGTAGGCACAGCAGCAAGACTCATAACATGGGGTGCATCGTTTGAATCATCGACGGTGACGCTACCGACTACTACTGTTACCACAAACCGTTTGGATGTTGGTTTTGTGTGGAACGCGGCTACATCAAAGTGGCGCTGCGTTGCCTCTGCTTAAGGATAACTATGGAACTCATTAATTCTAATCCACAGCCTATTGTCCGTTTTGCTTGGACAGTGCGTGATAACGAGTACGTCTACATGGACACTTGGGAAATGACTCAAGAAGAGTGGGACGCACTCACGCCTGAAGTTATTGAGCAGCGCCAGCAAGAGCAATACGCCAAGTGGCGTGAATACATGGCTAATCCGGGGGCGTAATGGCTAACCGTTATTGGGTTGGTGGAGCTGCTGCTTGGGACGGTACTGCCGGTACTAAGTGGGCGCTTACGTCTAACGGTACCGGTGGTCAGGCTATTCCAACGTCTGCAGATGATGTGTTTTTTGACGCAAACTCCGGCGCAAACATCGTAACAATCTCTGCTGGCAATACCGGCGCCAAGAGTATTACTTGCACTGGGTTCACAGGAACTCTGGCAGGAACGGCCGCAATTACTGTATCGGGCAGCGTGGCATTAGTTGCCGGTATGACTTTTACTTATAGCGGCACATTAACTGTTAACGCTACAGGAACAATTACTAGTGCGGGAAAAACTTTTGGCTCGGTAACTGTTAGTGGTTCTGGCATTACGGTAACTATTGGTGACGAATTTGTATCAAGTGGAACCCTAACGCTTACACAAGGCACTTTAACTGCAAATAATCAAAACATTACTTGCTCGATATTTTCGGCAAGCAACAGTAATACCAGAACTCTCACTATGGGTTCTGGTACTTGGACTATAACTGGCACGGGCGTTATATGGCAATTAACAACCACCACTAATCTAACGTTTAACAAAGATACAGCAAACATCGTTCTTAGTAACAACACAACAACCGCCAGAAGTTTTACAGGCGGTGGTCTTAGTTACAACAAACTGACCATCGGTGGTAACACCAGCACCTCAACAACAACAATTACTGGTGCCGGTATTGGAAATACATTTAGCGAACTAGCAAGCACCAAAACCGTAGCGCATACCATTACTTTTGCTGCTAGTACTACTACTACAGTTACCACATGGTCTATCACTGGAACCTCTGGAAACGTAGTAACGCTTAATAGTGATACTGCAGGAACTCCATATACGTTGGCTAAAGCTGGTGGTGGATACCTAACAGGCATTGATTACCTAAACGTGCGTGATGCTGTTGGCAGTCCAATTTCAGATACTTGGTACATCGGTGCTAACTCTGTCATCAATACGACAGCGCCAAATAGCGGTTATGCAATGTTTACCACGCAGCGTGCAAATAACGCTGTGGTGGTTCTTACTTCTACATCTTCTACTTCGTGGACTGTCCCTACTGATTGGAACAATTCTTCTAACACTATTCACATAATTGGTGGTGGTGGCGGTGGTGGCGGTGGTCGTGTTTCTGGAGTTAACCGTGCTGGCGGTGGGGGCGGTGGCGGTGCGGGTTACACAAAACTCATCAATCAAACCCTGAGTGGCTCAATCACTTATCAGGCTGGCACTGCTGGTGGAGGTGGTTCTGGCGGTTCAGATGGTACTGCTGGCGGCACTACTTCATGGAATTCAGGGGCATCGACTGCTGGTGGTGGCGGCGGTGGGCAAGCTACTACCACACCTACATCTACCGGCGGCACTGCTGGAACTGGCTCAACGTTTAACGGTGGTGCTGGTGGCGTTGGCTCAACAACCACAACTACACAAGGTGTTGGTGCCGGAGGCGGTGGCGGTGCAGCGGGCCCAAATGGCGCTGGGGCTAATGGCGGGATAGGTTTTGCAAACGCAATTAACGCCAATGCGTCTGGCGGTGGTGGTGGTGGTAATGGTGGAGGAACGGCTGGTGGTAATGGGTCTTCTGCTACCGGCGGTACTGGTGGCAACAACTCTTCTGGCGCGGGCGGCGGTATTAGTGAAGTAAGCGGAGCCGTTGGGGGTGGTGGTGGTGGTGGTGTAGCCACAACAATTACTATTACGGGTGGTAATGGTATTGATGTTTTAGGTATTGGTTCTGGCGGCGGCGGGGGTGGTGGCGGTCCGGCGTTGGCAACTTCTACTGGTGGTATTTATGGCGCTGGTGGCGGCGGTGGTGGAGTAAACGTAGCCGGAACAAACCGCGCAGGTAGCAGTGGCTCGCAAGGTGCAATCATCATTGTCTACACGCCGGGTGCAGCAAACACCGGCAACTTCTTTTTTATGTTCTAGGGGTAACCATGTCCAAGAAATGGATCCAAGAAGCAATCAGCAAACCCGGTGCACTGAAGAAGCAACTGGGTGTTGCCACTGATAAGAAGATTCCCGCGAAGATTCTGAACAAGGCGGCGAAAGCTCCGGGTAAACTTGGGCAACGCGCCAGACTAGCGAAAACACTCCGAGGATTTGACTGAAATGGATGCTCAGAGCCTGATCAACATTCTTGTGGGTGCTTGTGGATTCTTTGGTGGCTGGATGATTAACAGCCTCTCCAAGTCCATCATAAGAGTGGAAGACAAGCTCTCTGAGCTGCCCTTGATTTACGTCACCAAAGACGACTACCGCGACGACATCGCGGACATCAAAGTAATGCTGGCCAAGATTTTTGACAGACTAGATGGGAAGGTGGACAAATAATGGATCCAATAACTATCCTCGCGGCCCTTGGGCCTTTGGCAGTTGATTTGGGTAAGTCTCTTATTAACCGTTTTGTTGCGCCCGACCAGTTCAAACCTGCAACCATTGAGCAGTATGCCAAGATGAAGGAAATTGACCTTGAGATGTTCAAGGCAATGAATGACGCTGGCGGCGCTAACCCATCCTATCCGTGGGTTGAGGCAGTTGTCCGCTTGATGCGTCCGTCTGTAGCAATTCTTGTTCTTGGGACTTGGGCATACATGACCATGTCTAATGTCTCAAATCCTGCTGTTGACAACTTTGCTGCTGCAATTGGGTTCTACCTGTTTGGCGATCGCACACTGTTCTACTCAAGGAAAAAATGAACCTATCTCCGCACTTCACTCTGGAAGAGATGACGCAGTCTGAGTATGCGGCTCGTCGAGGATGGCCCAACAATCCAGAAGAGAAGGAAATTGCCAATCTGAAGAGGTTGGCAATGTTGTTAGAGCAGGTGAGATCTGAAGTTAACAAGCCGATTGTTGTGACCTCTGGATACCGCTCTCCGAATATCAATTCGGCAATCGGTGGTTCAAAGAACAGTCAGCACATGCTTGGTTGTGCCGCAGACATCAGAGCGGTTGGATTGTCGCCGGATGACTTGATGCTGTCGATTATTGGCAGCGACATTAAATACGACCAACTCATCAAAGAGTTTGATTCATGGGTGCATATCAGCATTCCTAACAGCCCGACAGTAGCGCCGAGAAAGCAGGCATTGGTTATTGACCGATCGGGAACGCGACCTTATAGGTGAGCCATGAGCACAGCAGAAAAAACCAACCCGGGCAAATGGAAGCGCATCGTTGCTTCCGTTAAAGCTTCTGGCAAAGGGGGATCCCCGGGGCAATGGAGTGCTCGTAAGGCCCAACTAGCCACCCAGAAGTACAAATCATCTGGTGGCGGTTACAAAGGCCCTAAGAAGGCCGACAACAGCCTGTCTCAATGGTCCAAGCAGGATTGGGGCACCAAGTCCGGCAAACCGTCGACGCAGGGCTCTGAAGCCACCGGCGAGCGGTATCTGCCAAAGAAAGCAATCCAGTCTCTGTCGTCTGCTGAATATGCGGCGACCAGTCGCGCTAAACGAGAAGGCAAGGCTGAGGGTAAGCAGTTTGTATCGCAACCTGAGAAAATAGCGAAGAAGACTGCCAAATATAGGAGCTGGTGATGACTGCAGCGGCTGTGCAAACTTACGACTCGCTGGTCAATGACATCTCGACTTACCTCGAGCGTACCGACACGGCCACGCTGGAGAAGATTCCGCAATTCATCATGCTGGCGGAACAGATCATCGCCGCGGATCTGAAGTTTCTGGGCAACCTGAATGTCGTCCAGAGCAACATGGTTGCCAATGAGGATGTTCTGGATAAACCCGCCCGGTGGCGCAAGACCGTCTCTATGAACATCACCGTGGATGGCAAGCGCCAGCCTGTTCTGCTGCGTGACTACGAGTACCTTCGAGAGTACTGGCCGGATCCTACGCAGACTGATACCCCGCTGTACTACAGCGACTACGACTACACCCACTGGCTGGTAGCGCCGACCCCGGACACCAACTACACCTTTGAGGTTCTGTACTACCAGCGAGTGCCGCCGTTGAGTTCTGCCAACCAGACCAACTGGTTCACCGAGTATGCACCACAGGCCATGCTCTACGGATCGCTCCTTCAAGCTATGCCGTTCCTGAAGAACGACGAGCGGGTGCAGTTGTGGCAGGCCATGTATCAACAAGCCATTGAAATGCTCAAGCTTGAGAACGTAGCCCGTATCGGGGATCGTCAAGCCATTGTGAGGGATGCATCATGAGTTACAACAGCCCATTTACGGGGAACGTCATCCAGCCGGTTGATGTTTCGTATCGCGCTATCGCGCTATCCGCGGACACTCAGCTGGATTGGCCAGTCAACGGCAACGCCACAGATAACTTCGCTGCGCGGATCATGGAGGTCACTCCGAGCGCAGGCAGTCTGTCTCTGGCCATGCCGCCGGGCAATCAGGTCTCTGTTGGTCAGGATGCCCTGATTCTTAATAGCGGGGCGTACACCTTCACGGTGAAGACGTACGGGTTTGCCGGAACGATTGTTTCGATTGCCCCGGGGCAGGCCAAGTACATTTACCTGACCAACACCAGCACCGAGGCTGGTGTGTGGGGCATCATTGCTTACGGGGTTGGAACCTCGAGCCCAGATGCTAGTGCTCTTGCAGGTTTGGGTTTGGTGGCCTCTGGTTCGACGCTAAATCAAAGCCACCCAACATCTGGTATCAGCTCGGGCGCAACCTTTGCAACATCGCAACGCGCCCAGACCGTTATCTGGTCAAGCGGATCGGGGACCGTGTACTTGCCGTCTTCAGCAACGGCAGGAAACAACTGGTTCACCCTATTCAAGAACAACGGTACAGGCACAGTGACTGTTGGAACCACGGGTGGGGATTTGATTGATGGCGTGAGTTCTATGAACTTCTCGCCGAACGAGTCAGCGTTTTTGATTTGCACTGGTTCCAGCTATGTAACCGTGGGCTACGGCCAGTCAAACCTGTTTGGGTTTACGGCTCTGGTCAAACCAGTGACATCGGGCACCTACAACCTGACCACGCAGGAAATTTCAAACACCATTCAAGAGTACACAGGATCTCTGAGTGGCAACGTGACCGCCGTGTATCCGCAGGTTGTGAACCTATATGTGATTTCAAACCAAACCACGCCCAATGGGTACACGCTCACAATTACTACGGGCGCTGTTGGCGGGGCATCTGTGGTTATCCCCGCTGGCAATCAGGTTACGTTGATTTGCGACGGCGTTAACTTCTTGAATGCCAACACCATTCAGGCCGGTGCGACATCGGTAAGTCTTGTAAATGGATCTGCCGCAGCTCCGTCTTTGAACTTCTCTAGTGAATCAAGCACTGGCGTTTACAGGCCCGGTGCTGGGCAGTTTGGTATATCCATCTTGGGCACCAACAGAGCAATTCTTAGCGCGACAGGTTTGACTGTTACCGGAACCGGAACTTTCACATCCGGGGTGCAAGGCGGAGCTTTCTGATGACCAAAAAGGTCTTTGCCCTCGATAGCGTTGCCGGCATTCAACGAGACGGTACGTTCTTTGACAAGAACTTCTACACCAATGGTCGTTGGGTGCGGTTTCAGCGTGGGCGCCCGCGGAAGGTGGGCGGATACCAAGAGATTACAAACATCCTCGCCGGTCCGTCTCGCGGACTGTACGTCAACCCGCAGAACGGCTTTACCAACGTATTCAGCGGGTATAACAACGGGCTGCAGAGGCTTCCAATCGACGCCAATGGCGTTGGCTCTGGTGTGTCAAACCTCACCCTGTCTGGGTTTACGCCTAACGATAACAATCTATGGCAGTTTGATACCTTCACCGATGTCAGTGGATCTGGGGACAACCTGTTGTTGGCTCACCCGGGGCAGAACCTTGCGTTGACTGATAGCGATGCAAATACCCCAGTACTGGGTGGGGCTCTGACTGGCACGTCTTTAAGCCAGATTGGCGTGTTCACCGATTCAAACGCCTACCTAAACTCAACCGTCAACGTCACCATATCGGAGACCGATGCGTTGATTGGTGCTGGACAGACGGTTACAGGAACTGGCATTCCGGCCTCAACAAGTGTTGTGAGCACTAACTTGATTAGCCCCACGTTGAGCACTGTTGCTGTGACTGGGACAAGCGGTACATTCTCTTGTTCTAACACTAGCGGGTTGTATGTAGGCCAGACTGTTTCAGTTGCTGGATCTCTTGGCAGCAAAAACCTTGCTTCGGTTGCTGTCACAGGCACTAGCGGCACTTTCTCATGCACATCCACGACCGGTTTGTATGTCGGCCAAGCCGTTGTCGTTTCTGGGTCTGTGGCTGACACCACCTTGGCTAGCGTGGCAATTACGGGATCGAGCGGTACGTTCTCGTGCACATCTACAACTGGTCTGGCTGTTGGCCAGCCGGTAACAGTGTCTGGCACGATAAATGTGAACACCCTATCAAGCGTGGCCATCACTAGCGTAAGCGGTGAGTTTTCGTGCACTGCTACAACCGGTTTGTATGTTGGGCAGCCTATTTATGTAACTGGCACTCAAGCTGCTGCTACATTGGCATCTGTGGCGGTCACCGGGACTGCTGGCCAGTGCTCCTGCACTGCCACAACCGGGTTGTATGTAGGCCAAGCCATAAATGTCACGGGCACACTAACTGGTACGGCGACCGGCATCAGCACCAACGCGACGTATTACATCATTGCCACAAACGGCACATCAACCTTTACTTTGTCGGCAACACAAGATGGCACAGCTATTACAACTACGGCTGGCACAACCACCGGCTTGACGTTTCAGACTGTTTTAATCAGCGGTGTTCAGTCTAATTCTCTGTACTACATCATTGCCACTAATGGCACATCGACGTTTACGTTGAGCGATGCCATCAATGGTCAAGCAATCAACACAAACGTAGTGTCAATAAGTGGATTGGTGTTCAAAGGACCTGTTGGCATCGGTGTGTCTTCGGGGCAGACGTACTACATCGTTACGACCAACGGAACGTCAAGTTTTACCCTATCTGTTTTGCCCAATGGCCCGGCGATTACGAATACGTTTGGAGCTACCACAGGTTTGACCTTCAAAACAAAACAGTACTCCGGGGTAACTAGCGGAACTACTTATTACATCACCGCGACCAATGGGACTTCCACGTTCACCTTATCCGCTACTAGCGGCGGGTCGGCAATCACAACGGTAGTAACGGGGCTGAATGATCTGGTGTTTACGGTAAACAACAGCATTGGCCTATCGGCCGGATTAACCTACTACATCATTGCCACAAACAACTTAAACACGTTCACGCTATCCGCCACCGCCGGTGGGTCTGCGGTGACAACGGTAGTCACCAGCACGACTGGATTCATCTTTACATTAGGCGTGTTCCAGCAGGTAGTCCTGTCAAATGCGGCCACAACAACAGGCGCCTCAACTCTGACCTTCAACAACAACATCTCCGTCTCTGGTGGTGTTGTGTCGCTGCATCCGTATGTGTTTGTGTACGGTAACGACGGCCTGATTAAGAACTGCGGGGGCGCCAACATAAATGACTGGGTGTCTGCAGACGCCAACGAGGTCAACGTGGCCACCGGCAAAATTGTGCAAGGTCTACCCGTCAGAGGCGGCTCTAATGCGCCATCTGGGCTCTTCTGGAGCCTCGACAGTCTTGTGCGCGTGAGCTATGTGGGTGGCGTAGGAACCCCAACCCAGTACTGGCGTTATGACATCATCTCTAGCCAGTCCTCAATCATGTCCTCACAGTCTGTGATTGAGTATGACGGAATCTATTACTGGTGCGGTGTTGATAGATTTTTGCTATACAACGGCGCCGTCAAAGAAATCCCAAACTCGTTTAACCAGAACTACTTCTTTGACAACCTGAACTACGCCCAGCGTCAGAAGGTGTGGGCAACCAAGGTTCCGCGGTTTGGCGAGATTTGGTGGTTCTACCCTCGAGGCGACGCCACCGAGTGTACGGACGCTGTCATCTACAACATCCGCGAGAACTGCTGGTATGACGCTGGGCAGGCTTTAGGCGCCCGCAGATCTGATGGCTACTTCTCGCAAATCTTCCACTACCCAATCAATGCAGACTGGACGCCGAACGCTACGGGTGGGCTGGATCTGTTCACCTTTACCGCGGGGTCTGGATACACCAATGGCACCTATCTGAACAAAGCCCTAACCGGAGGCTCTGGCACCGGGGCAACTGCCACAATTGTGGTAAGCGGTGGAGCCGTGACTTCAGTAACCATCACCGGCTACGGCGTTGACTATGTTGTTGGAGATGTACTGTCTGCCAGCCTGCCCGCCGGCAGCAGCTTCACTATGACCCTTACCTCGGTGAAGACGTTTGTGTCTTTGTATCAACATGAGATTGGCACCGATGCCGTCAAAGGCAATCAGGCTTTGGCTATTGAGTCCTACTTCGAGACCAATGACCTCGGCTGGGTGTCTGGCGGTCCCGCGCAACCCTCTCAGGTCGCCGACAATAACTGGTTGCGAGTCGAGCGTGTAGAACCCGACTTCTTGCAGAGCGGGCCGATGGATCTAATTGTCACCGGGCGCCCATACGCTCAGGCAGACGACTACGAATCGGATCCGTATACCTTCCTGCCGGACACGCATAAAATTGACATGCGTGAGCAGCGCCGAGAGCTGCGATTGAGATTTATCTCAAACTCACAAGGTGGCGACTACCAGCTAGGCCGCATCATCATCAGCGCAGATTTGGGAGATGTGCGTGGTTACTAATACCGTACAGCAGCTTGTCTATGATCCTCGCTACCACACCTTCGAGTCGTGGGCATGCCTTATGGGTGAGCAGTACGCCGCTCAACAGCTAGAGATCCCCAACAACCAAACCGATTGGAAGCTCTGGGGGCAGGGCCTTCTGGCTATCGACATCTTCACCAATGAAGCTGTCCCAAACCCCGCACAGTATGAGAAGTGGGAAGACTGGGCGACCGCCCTTCTTGGCGCAATGAATCCGCAGGTGAACTGATGGCTACGTACCCCAACTCTTCTGCATTGCCTGATTTAACTGCTAATCCGGCCACTCCGGCCAGCATAGCTGCCGCGCCCACTCCTCCGCCCCTTGTCACTTTGACGCAAGCGCGAACTGACGCCAATTCGCCAAAAGGCAAAGCTCAAGATTTGGCTAATTCGCTTAAGAAGCCAATCAATGACAATGGAAAAATCTACTACCCGAGTGGATATTCGGCCAACCAGTACGGCGCCGTTAACGATTATCTGCAGTCACAGATAGACGCACAAAACGCGCAAAAAACCTCGTTGCAAAGCCAACTTACTGCGCTTCATAAGCAGATGAAAAAGTCTGTAAGTATTTATGGTGGTTTAGGCTACACCGGCACAAAAGCGCAAATAGCTCAAGAAGCCGCGCTGCAAAAACAAATTGACGCAATTGGCGGGTCTGCCACTGGATCACAAACAATTGGTGGTGTGTCTATAGGACCCAGCACCACATACACCGGCACCCTTGGAACCTTGCTCAAACAGCAAGCTGACGTAAATAGTGCCATTTCAAAGGTTGAAAAAACTGACCTTTCAACGCTTAGCCAAGCTCAAGCTTCTGAGCTAAAGCTGCTCACAACTCAACTGCAAGAAGACTTCCTGAGCAATGTGGCGGACATCAATCCGCTCAACACCTCAAGAACTGCCGCCCAAAACGAACTAAACACCCTTGTTGCCGAACAAAACTCAATCAAGGCCATTCCGTCGAGCAAAAGAACTCAAGCGCAGAAGGATCGTTTGTCGGCGTTGCCCGGGGAAATTACAAAGAAACAGACAACCCTTGGTGATTTGACCACTCAGATTGAATTTATCACTGGCCAAACTGACTATCAAAGCAAAATAAAACAATCTACTGATTTGCAAAAACAAATTGATCCGATTGTTGAGCAAATCAATGCATTGCCCAAGAAGGGCTCTGCCGGTTACACGCCCGAGGTTGCTGCCAAGCTGACTGAACTCAACAATCAACTAAAGCCACTGCAGACTCAGAGCAAAGAGCTCGTAAAGTCAATCTCTGGCCTAAGAGATGACTTGTTAGAGAATCAAAACAAGACCATCAGTCTTGTGGTTACTGGTGAGAAGAAAGCAAACGCAGCGGAGTACAACACCGAGAAGGCTCGATTGGCCGCCGCGGGTTATCAAGATCTTCGTCTTTCAAACAGCCGCCCCTTGACCCCAGAGGAACTAGAGCAGCTGCCTTATTCAAAAGAAATGGGATTCACTGCCAAAAATTGGCAGTCGATGATTGCTGATGGCTATACCCCACCTTCGGCTCCGTCGGGGCAGATTTACTCTAACGTCACATCTATCCCAAAGGACAGCCCGTATTACGAGGCTGGTCAGAAGGTCAATGCGGACGTAGAGCAGGCGTTAAAGTTTGCCGAAAAATATAACCTCACGCAGCGATACAAATCTGGTGACACGACTGTTGGCTTTGACTTGAACTCTCTGTCGAAGCTGAGCGATGCCATCAATGACAAGACCCTATCCGGCTGGGAACGGCAGATGGCCGGCAAGGTCGCCTCCACCATGTACAACAAGGTTGGGGGATTCTTTGATCGCAAAGATCTGACACCAGAAGAGATTGGCTTCAAACTGACCCCGGTGCTTGGCAGCGACAAGATGTTCTCCGCCAAAACCAAGTCGGAAGACACCGGTGGGCACACCGCTTACTTCATTAAGAATGACAACGGCACTTATTCTTTTGCTGGGGCCAATTGGTCGTACACGCCGCAAGATGATGGGTTCCTAGGCGGCTTAGGCGGCATCATTCTGGGTATCGGCGCTGCCATCTTGGCGCCGGGCATTGGTGGGGCCATTACCGGCTTGGCAACCAGCGGTGCAACCATGACCGCTACGCAGATTGCCATCAACACAGCAATCAACGCTGCTGTTGGTAGTGTGGTGACTAACACCATCAAGACCGCTGTTATGGGCGGCGAGTTTGACCTTGGCCAAATTCTAAGCGGCGCTGCAACTTCTGGTTTAACCGCCGGGGCGGCATCGTATCTTGGCAATACCATAGCCGGCGAGCTTAGCAAGCAAGAGTGGTTTAAGAATCTTCCTAGCGATGCCCTTCGCAGCGACATAGTTCGTGGCGCAAGTACCTTTGCAGTTAATTTGGTGCGCACTGGAGATCTGAGCCAGTCGTTTGTTGAGGGCCTATCGGCCGGCGCTCAGGGACAACTGAACCGCTGGCTTTCATCGGCAAAAAGCTCCATCTTCGGAGGCAAGTCTGACCTTGTAGATAAGTGGAGCCCAGAAAATCTTCGCAAAGAAGGTTTTGATACAGGATCGTTCAATGGACTTAGCGTTCCTAAAAATTTAAGTAACACAGCCAAGTCGGTCTTTGAAAAGGCCGCGACTGATGCTGTGATGGCGTCAATTAACGGCCAAGATCCAAAACAAGCGTTTGTCAATAACCTGTTGGCCGCAGGGTTTGAGGTTGTTGGCGACAGGATTCAAGAATCAAACCTGCTCAAGCCAGACAACCTGAAGAGGCAACTTGGGATTGATCCGGGTTCGCCTATGGACGCCAAGACAACGGCTGCTGTGGATGATGGAATCAAGGCCGCGCAAGACGCTATTCGGAATGGTCAAGACCCTATAGCTGCCTTCGGCGGCGCTCTTGTAAGGTCTGGTCTCAAGTACGTCGGCGGCGAAATCAAGCAGATGACTGGGCTGGATTTTGCCTCAAAGACCAGCACCTCTACCGCTACCCCGGGCACAACTTACTACGACACCGGGGTCGGTGGCGTCATTGGAAAGACCACATCGTTTGACGACTCTTACGGTGGAGGGAAGACCACCTACTTTGCCCCGTCGGACATCATCACGGACTCCTCAACTGGCGTTAAGTACATCTACGACAACGGTGAGTTTGTCCGTCTTGATAGCGGGTTGAGTCGAGTTAAGCCAAATGCAACTGCTATTGCTAATGAGCTTTTAGGCGGCGGAACGGCTCTGGGTCCAGAAGATTTGGTAGCAACACTAAACCGCGCTCGCAAATTATATGAAGATGCCGGGGAGGCTGTGCCCGGTGATTTGGCAACAAGGGCTTGGGATCCCCGCTGGCTAGCGGTTGATATTGCTGGTGAGGCAGGCATTGATCCTAAATTGTTGTTCAAATCTGATGGCACGCCAACCTCTATTGGAGATGCTGTTTTTGGTGTTGGCATGGACGCCTTGTCTAACTTTGTTGGCAATGCCAGCGGTGTTGCCAAGATGTTTGGCCTCATTGATAACAACAGTTGGCTGGCAAAGAAAGCTGACAGTCTCAGTGCCGCCGCTGCCGATGCAAGGCCGTGGGAAATTGATGCAGAGACAAAGCAGTTTTACGAAGGTTTGAAGGCTATAAAAGACTCTGGCTCCCCGGCGGATGTGGCTGCCTACATTGGTCAGTTTGCTGTTGACCATCCAAAGTTCACTGCTTTCAATGTTGCGTCTGAAATCCTTCAAGAGATTCCGCAACTCTTTGTAGGCGGTGCATTTATGAAAGGCGCCGAGCTGTTGAAGTTTGCGCCGCAGATTGCCTCGAAGCTTGGCATTACCGTTGATGCTGTTATGGAGATTGGCGAGTCAATGGGCTCGCAGTACAACAGCGAATTTACTCAAGCGCGGCAGGCTCTTCAGGCAAAAGTTAACAGCGGTGAGCTAACGGCAGATCAAGCCGACGCGATGGCCCGCGACACCGCTGTCAAGTCTGGTTTGATTGCTGGCGGCGTTACCGGGTTTATTAGCACTACTCCGGCGGGTAAGGCATTGACCAAGTCTGTGCTGGCGCCCGAGATGGGAACAGTCCAGAACCAAGTTAAAGACAATCTTGCAAAAGAGCTGCTGGCTCGTGGCTGGGTGACTGGCAAGGTTGGAGCGTTGGAGGCTACCAGCGAGGGCCTTGAAGAAGGCGGCATATCTTTCTTGGTGCAGGCCCTTAACTCTGACAAGCCGATCAACTGGAAGGACATCACAGCCAACGCAACCTACGGCGCAATCGTTGGTGGTGGCACTGGCGGATCTATTAGCCTTGGCGCTAATGTCACAGACATCCTGCAAAACGCTGGGGTGCGTAGTGTAGATACGGAACAGGCTGCTGCCCAAGTTCGGGATGCGGCTAAGACCGGGTTGGGTGTTGGCCAAGCAAAGCAGCGATTTGCCAACCAGCTTGTTGAGACCTATAACTACAGCCCGAGTACCGCCGATGCAATTGCAACCGAGTACGCCAAAAATGCTATTGGTGCGGACGTTGATGCCAATCTTGGTTCAACAAATATCACCCCGCAGCAACGTGCGGATCTAATTGATACCGTTTTCAGGGGCGCGACTCCGGGCGCGACTGGAACCGTCGATGCAAGCGCGACCAACCGATTGGTGCAAGATCAGCTGCGCAGAATTGGATTTGATCAAGCCAATGCAGCTAGGGTGTCTAACACTCTGGTGCCCGTTACCACTACAACTACTGGCGGCACCACAACGACCGGCGGGACCACTACAACCACGGGTGGAACCACAACTGGGGGCACCACAACCACTGGTGGAACTACCACTACTGGCGGAACTACCACAACTGATACAAGCACGACCACCAACCCAAATACTGGCGTAACCACCACCACAGACGCCAATACTGGTAATACTGTTACTACTGATCTAAATACCGGTAACAGCACAAACACCAATACCAATACTGGCGAAACGACCACCACAAATACCAATACAGGTCAAACAACCACTACTAATACTAATACCGGCGAGACTGTTACCACAGACCCTAATACGGGTACCAACACTAATACCAATACTAATACTGG